ACCAGTTTCCGGTGTTGGTTGCCGCTGACCGGTTTCCGGTGTTGGTTGCCGCTGAACAGTATCCGGTGTTGGACTTTTTATCATCGTCCCAGTTAACCTGATCTTTGATGTACTCCAGACCGGCTTTAATAATTCCGGCAATTCCGATTTCTGCTTTAATAGAAATCTTCTTTCCTACTCTCTTGCTGTCGTCAGATTTCTGATCGTTTGCATCCAGATCGACTTCGCAATATCTGGAATCAGCCGGTGCATAATATCCAAATACATCCAACGGATTCTCACAAGCATGAAATCCAGTATCGCAAATCTCGGCTCTTTCTTCTTCATACTCCTTGTCGATTTCATACTGAAAATCACGGCATTTTAAGTCTTTGTCAAATCCCTTATAGCATTTCATTTTTCCTTTTCCTCCAAATTCAGTCCGAGCATAGCTGCACAAACTTCTTTCTTTAAATACGTATCTGCTTCGGTAGTGTTTAGATACGCTTCAAACGCTTTCATCCTACCGACAAGCTCAGCGTATTCCTCGGCTACGGTCTCTGCTCTGAAATCCATCTTATTTTCTTTCTCCATCACAATCCTCCTCACAATACGGACATTTGTTATCCATCAAAATTTTGTTTAAATGGTCAGTTGCTTTCTTCGCGTTTTCTTCCTGCTGATAACCGCCCTCTGCAATGCTATACATATCAAACTCTCTTAATGATTCTTTCTTATATATATTGATGTGTAGGCTGCATCCGATCTTGTAGTTTGCGAAATGAAATGCTACCGTTCTGCCGGTTTCTTTCTGGACGCGTCTACATAACTGGTACAGCTCATCTACGGTCTTATCAAATTCATTTATCTTCATCGAAAAGCCCTCCAAACAATTCACCAAACAATGTTTTTGCAATTTCCTTGATTTTTTTCTTTTCGAACAGTCTCAAACTCTTCTTCGTTCATCAATCCGATTTTGACTGCTTCGTCAATCTCCTGCTTCACAGATTCCTCTGTTACTTTATCGTCTTCCATAATAGATTCTTTGATTCCCCGAACGATAACAGCTAAGTCAGCTATTAATTCCGTTTTACTTCCTTTGAGTGTAAGTTCTCCTGCTTTTGTATTAATCATCTTTCTTTTCCTCCGATTCTTTTAATTTCATCCGGGTAAATAACCACGAATGATAAGATAGATATTACGATTGCTACTGCAACCGGCTGTGATGCACTGTCAAATCTCCAGAACGGCAGGTACGGTGACATACCGCCGATCAGAGCTGACAGGATTAATGCTTTTGCCATTTTTGTGTCCCTCCGATTTTTTTAAGTCGTGAATTGGAACATGCTTATTTTGACGATGCTCATATTTGCCAAAAGTATTTTCAAATTCGCAAAGAGTTCTCTGAACTTCTGGAAGCACACGATGAACATTTTTTCTTAAATTTGGGAAAGAAATAAAATGTTCATCCAGTGTTTCAAATACCTAATCTGCGTGCGTTAGACAAAACATCAAGGGCATAGGCAAGATATGGTTCATCTATGCCCTTTTTAATATTTTCTTCCACCTGTTCTCCAAGGCTGAATGCCAGGCTTGCGATTATATCTTCCAGATACACTTCTTCGCCGTTTTCTTTCCGGAGGAAATACTTTGCGTTTCCGAGTTCGTTATCTCCACGCATCAGTTTTCCTGATTCGAGATTTCTGACAACTTTTAATTCCGTCACTTTTCCGCCTCTCTTTCTTATAAGAAACTTTCCTGTGCATTGGAACTGTCAATCTGGTCTTTCAGATACATTGGCAATTCATATTCATTGATGATTTTCACCGCCAGATCGCACTGGTTTCTCTTGATTGCCTTGTAAGTGTTCACGCCAAATTCTCTTCGAAGCTGCGCATCAATGTCGCTGTAAACCTGCTGACGGATGGAATTATCCTTGTATGCCGGAGAATCCTTGCCGCCCAGTAGCGGGACAACTTTCTGATTCTTCGCCTTTGTGATTTTCTGACATTCCAGTGCCAGAAGTGGCATATCTTTTTTGAATTCCTGTAAATCTTCGTTGACCTTTCGGATTTCTTCCTTTACTTCGAGCGTTCCTTTTGCGACGATTTGAAGTTGTTCTTCCAAGGTCATCGGTTTCTGGTATGAACCCGTCTTGCGGATTGCCGGGAGAACTTCGTCCATAACCCATGACTCGAATTTCTCCGCTGACGGAAGTTTTGATTTCATAATCAGGCGGTACAAATCTCCCTCATTTATGTATGACATTGACTGAACGCCACTAGATGTAGGGGTGTCACGTTTCGTTACTCCCTTGCAATGGTCAAGAATGGCTTTTCTCGGATTGCTGTATCCAAGTGCTTTCGCAACATCTGTTCCAACAAAATACGGTTTCCCGTCAATTTCTATTGTTCGGATTTCTCCGAACTCTTCTGAGTTAAAAATTTGTAAGCTGTTCATTTATCTCCTTTCGTGTAATATATTTAAGTCGCATTATTGCGACTATGATGTAAAAAAAATATCTATAGCTTCCTCCTTGCTTAAAGGAACTGCATTTACGATTCCGTGGATTTCTCCGATTGTAAATTTCTCTCCGCCATCTTTTAGTTTTCTGTAGAATGTGCTTCTGTCCATTCCAATTGCATTTGCAACAGCTTCCTGAGTGTTTCCACGTTCAACGATTTTTCCTTTAAGTCTAGCTATATTAACAACCATTCGCGTTCCTCCTTTCCAGTAGCATTAATGCAACTTTGTGATTATATATTACACCAAAGTGTCGCATGTGTCAACATATAAAATCGCATTTTTGCAATTATTTTTGTTGCATTTTTGCATCATTAGTGTTATTATGTATTCAGAAAGGAGGTGTGAAAAATGTCGGAAACTGGCGAACGAATAAAAGAAAGAAGAAAACAACTTAATATGAGCGCTGATGAGTTGGCAGAAAAATTGGGAGTGTCAAGGTCTACTATATTCAGATATGAAAAAGGCGATATTGATAAAGTTCCTGCCGAATATATGAATGTATTAGCAAAAGCACTTAGTACGACACCCGCTTGTTTAATGGGATGGGAGGAAAATTTAGAAACAGACACAGATTTTATTCCAAAATTGATGTCAAATTCAAATGTCGTTGAACATGTTAAGTTGCTAATTGAATTAAGCGAATCTGATAAGAAAAGCGTTTTCGACATGATTGAATTTCTTCACAAAAAAGGCAGGGATTAATTCCCTGCTTTTTCTAATATCCCCATTGGCTCTTGAACGAAATAATCATATTGTATAAGAATTTCATAAATTTTTCGCTATCTATCTTCTGTATCATCTCAATAATTTCCTTCTTATAATCCATAAAGCATACCTCCGATCAGTGGTCTCCTGATAACAGTATATGTCCGGCTTGTGGGAAATAGAACCGAACATCAGTTCGTTTTAATCATTATACCACCGATATTTCCCCGTGGCAACTGCCAAATATACACATGGACTTTTGCTATTTCGTAGGAAAACTTCGCAATCTCGAAGAAACTTGTGCTTTCGCGAATATAACATGCGACATTGCAAACTTCCTTGATTTCGCTCAGCTCCTGCATCTGGACGGGCCAAATTTGTTTCGCATCTTCTTTTGTGATCTGCGCATCTCTGCGGTGGTACTCTGCCATATCATGTGACGGTATATGCACCGCACAGAATATTTCGCATAATATCAGGATGAGTACGACTATCCTATATTTGTTATTCTTCTCCATTATTACCAACTCTTTCTAAAAATATATCACACATTATAGCACGAATTTGTGTAGTTTTTCTGGTAAGTGCAAAATCATGGAGTTTTTCTGCAAAAATAATCTACTTTTTTGATATTTTACTATGCACACTTTGTATGAGGTGGTATAATATTGTAAAACTTTTACAAGGGAGGGAAATAGTATGGGCAATAGAGAAAAGAAAAAGGATTCTACCCTAAGTGTGATTTCTTGCATTCTGGCAGGCGTAGCGTTCATTCTTCCGTTGCCAATCATCTTGTCGTTTCCGTTAGCTCTGGCAGGGGCAATCGTAGGACTTGTTGATATTGGTACAAAGAAAAAAGAATACAGGCATTTAGGGGCATGGTTTGGTGTTATAGTAGGAATCATTGAGGTGATTTTTATTACCACACAGTATATGAGTTTTATTTCTTAGAAAAGAGGTTGCTATGAAAAATATAATTTGTTTACTTTTAACTTGTGCTGTTACTTTGAGCGCCTTTCCTGTCAGTGTGAGTGCAGGCAGTATAGATGATGTAAACGCCGCATTTGCTCCGATCAATGGCAATGGCGGGCACGTCGAAGCTTCTGAATGCGTCTTGGATGAAACTTCTAAGGTTTTACACTTAATGGTTGTTCAAAACGAAAACGAGCGCAATGGAGATACCAGCACTTTTTGCGATAACGTCTCGAACATACTCAATAGTTTTCCTAGTCAGAATTGGTACGATTATGATTATGTGATTGAGGATGCCTTAAAAGTCGGATATAACGGAGTTATTGCCACGTCCATTAACGATTTAACAAATGATTCTCGTTCATGGGCTGCATGGGGTACTGCCATCTATGAAGACAGAATTTCCGATGGTCAAATATTAAAAAAAGGTGTTTTGGAAGATATTCAGGAAAGCAGCGAATCTGATTCTAAATCAAGCGATTCTCTTGATGATGTCGGCAGGCTAAATCCAGGTGTTTATATTATTGGCGAAGATATTCCTGCCGGAAAGTACACCTTTTCAATAACCGACGGAGCAGGAATTATCAGCGTATATGACAGCTACGATGATTATAAGAATGATGATTACGAACATTCAGAAGAATACCATGTCGCTTCAAAAAAATATAAAGAAAGTCTTGGTTCTGACTTAGAAAGCATTAATTCTTTATATTCCAGTGAAATTGGTAATCTACCGTTAGAGAATGGAATGTGCGTAAAAATAGATACTGTTTCAGTTTTGTATTTAGCGAAATAAACAAGAGGGGCGGTTGCCCCTCTTTCTCTTTGCCTGTCGTTCTTACAGGCAGTTTCTTTATCCACACATCCTTTCGGACACAGAAACCATATTTTGCGAATTTTGTCAAACTTTAATGCTTTACACTAACAATTTTAAGTGCTACACTTTGTTTGTGGGACAATAATACCACAAACAGGAAGAAAAATGTGTGTACTGTCAAAATCATTGCGTATTTTGACAAAATTGAGACTACGAAAGGAGGGCGCGCATATGAGAATAGCCATATGTGACGATAATCAGCTTGAAGTTGACTTGTTCAAAGAGCACATATCGGGATTCTTGCGGCGCAAAGGAGATTACCGGTATGAAATTAGCGAATATTCGGCGGGCTATCCGCTTGTTGAAGATGTGAAAGAGGGTAAATGGTACGATGTAATTGTACTGGATATGGTTCTGGAAAAGGAGAACGGTCTGGAAATTGCAAACCAGCTCCGGGATATTGGATATGATGGAAAGATTATATTCTGGACAGCCGACGATTCTCATCTACAAGAGGCATTCGATGTCGGCGCTATGCAGTATGTAGTCAAGGGCAAGGAATACGGCAGAATATACCGGGCTATTGACGAGATTCTGTCACAGATGAAGGATGAAACATTGACGTTCAAATTCCGCGGACAGATTAACCGGCTCAAATACGATGAAATCGAGTACGTCGAGAGTCAGGCGAGAGTCTGCCACATTTTCGCTACAAATAACCGATGTTTCGTGACCACTTGCAAGCTGAACGATCTGGAAGAAAAGCTGTCTGATAAGCGATTCTTGCGCTGCCATCAGAGCTATCTGGTGAACATGGATCACATTCAGTCAGCGGGTGATAATTTCGTCATGGATTCCGGGGACGTTGTTCGAATAAGGCAAAATGGAGCAAAGGAAATCAAAGAAAAATATGAAAATTACATAATGAGATAAGCAAAACCGCCAGACCCACAGGGGATTAACGATCTGGCGGTTTTTGTATGCTAAAGGTGAATAATGTATGGAACGTATTTATTATAGCACTCTACACGATATGCTACAAGTGTCATTTGGCCATTTTTGTAATTCTGGTGAATGTTCCTTTTGGAATAAATTCAAAAACGAACCCGTCGTCATTCGGATAAGGGATGCGAATGAAGTACCATTTCAGCCCGGAATCGTCTGTTTCTGTGTACTTCATCACCTCTACAACTGCGCCTTTTTTCAGCTTCGGAAACAGTTTTGACGGGCTTTTTTTGCTTGATTTTGCATAACATTTTGCGTCCTTTTTTATCTGTGCAATGTAGGCTCTGGTATTCTGCTTTTTGACTACATCCGAGTCTGAATCTGACGTTGTATTTTTAACTAAACTGTAATTTGGGGTGCAGAATTTTGTTCCCGGAAGGTTACTGTTGTAGTAACTTTTCTGGCATACACCACCGCCATTTGCGATAATTGTAGAGCCACCAGAAGTGTTTCCTTCGACTGTCCAGAACCGATCTCCTGACACTTTTATTACGATTCCGGTGTGTGTAAATGTGCCATTTCGATAAAAAATAACAATATCTCCAACTTTTGGATTGCTGTTCAGAGTAAACAAATCTGCCATTGTTGGGCAGTAAACGTATGGCCAGTGTTTCAAAAGCTTCTTTGCTGTGTCTAAGCCAAACGCCTTCATCATGCACCATGAAACAAACGCTGCGCACCACGGCTGCCCCTGATAATCCGGCTTAATATCTCGCCAGTATTTTGTGTAATTATTTTCTCCGGCATTTGCTGTCTTGCTATCAAGCTGACTATTGCTTGCCTTTTCAAGATATCCGATTTCATTCTTTGCGATCTGGATTAATTTATTAATTGCCTTCATGTCTGTTTCCTCACTTTCTGGAAAATATGTTTTTAATGCGTTATAAACAAATCTCTGCCTGTCCTTATATACTCCCACTTGGTTCCCTGTGTCTGTCTGGCAGGCTGCATAGAGATTGTCCAATGTATATGGTTTCTGAGTCTTTGCTAAAATCCTCGTTACTGCTCCCTGTCCGCCTTGGTGTCTAAAGTTCACGCACATAGCTTGTCCTCTAGCGTCCGTGACGCCCATTTTAAGGGCTTCATCTGCATAGGTGGCTAATTGTTCATCCATAAGGTTATCTTGACATTTAACGCCCAAATCGGACGAAATAAGGGCAACTATGGCGTCGGCAAGCTGTGACACTCTGGAAATATTGAAGCATTCCCAGTTTGCGGTCTGAACTTGTTCCAGAAGTCTGACCTTGTCTATCTTCTCCCACTGTTCCGGGTCGGCATCGTAAATTCGTTCCAAAAGCGTCTTGGCTTCGGTTGCATACCATGCTCCTGCCCCGATTGTAATTGCGTGTTCTTCAGAAGAATTGGTGTAGGCTTCTGTAAAGTCCGAATAATCCTGCTGTCCATAAACCTGTCCGCCGGTTTCGACTGCGTAAATAATCTTTCTGAGAACTGCTTTCTGCTCGTTTGTCATATCACGTTGCTCCTTTCTGTTAAATATACCTTGTAAGCTCCGTATTTACTCCTATAATCAATTTTTATATATCATTCGAGGATTTTATCAAATCGCACGTAAAATCGTCATATGAGTCAAATACGAGGTCGTTAATAAAAATGGTTCATTTTGGGCTGAAATGAATTAAGAATGTCAGGGTCAAATAAGGCTTATTTGACGATTAATATATATCTCGTATATATATTATTTATATTCTTATTCTATTTCTTATTCTTATTCTATTGTGTTACATTGCGTTACTGGTAACGTTATTGTAACGTTACATTGAGATATTATGTAAACGAAAATTGCTTGTTGACAGAATATTTATTTCTGAATTTTATTATTTTCTCAGATGATTGATTTATTCTGAAAACAAGCAAAATTTACGTTTACAAATTATTCATTTTTTATTTTTAATATAGTTACATTTTAGTACGGTCAGGGCTTGGATTTTTATGGTTTTTGGGAAAATAAGGGCTTATTTGGATTTTTATGGAAAATGCGCTCTTATTTGCGGTTTTGGGGCTCTTATTTGGCGAAATTAATATTGAAATAAGCAAAAATTCCTTATTTTGTATCCTAAAGGAACCTATTCTTCAAGCATATATTTAAGAACATCTTCTGCCGATTTGAATGCACCGCTTCCTGATGTGTATATTGTTGCAGGAAAGTTGGAAGTCGAAGGACCAGGCCCATAATTCAAAGGTCGTGGTAAAACCGAAAATGTTCCATCGCTATTTGAGGTACCAACTCCAAATATATTTCCGTTCCCTTTCACGCTATTGTGGCTCATTTCCCAACTAATGGTTTCGTCAAGAAGTTCTCCTTTCATGTTTCTCATTCTTAACGTGTACAATACATTTTTCTGGTTAATATACTGTAATATAGTGCTAGGGACTCTTTTCGCTTTAAACATAATACATGCTGATTCATAATATGAACGGCCAGATTCTTGTTTGACATATATTCCAGTTTTTTCAATATCTGTGAAATATATTTTTCCATCTTCGGTCTGATTACGAACAGAAATTTCACATTCACAAGGATATTGAGTGCCGTCATAGTCGACGTGTGTCCACACTGTTCTTACAGCACAAATTTCTTTCATTGGAGGTATTCCAGATTTTTCCCACAGTAAAATATCGCCACCATAAATCTTCGTTACGTCCTTGCCTTTGACAGGAAACCCAGCGATTTCCTGTCTGTTCAAAAATGCCTTATATATCATCCTATCATTTCTCCTCGAATGTGAAATACAATGTATCTGCCCGGTCAGTTCCTGCGGCTACAAGAGCGTCATAATCAGCTTTTTTTATTCGCTTTACGCACCTTAATTGTGCCTTTTTCAATTGCTCAGAAGTGCTACCAGAGCCACCAGAACCGTCCGTAAAATCATTAATCGTTGCCGGCGAAAATTCAGAATCCGAACCGTCTGTAAATTCCGCATAACTGATTGTCGGCATTTCTGATCGGGTGCGGTTGACGGTTCCAGATATTTCGGGAGTATATTTTCCTAACTGTTGGCTGTTGCTGTTAAACGGTGCATTGTTAGCAGAATAGGTGTCAATCATGTCTGTAGCGCCGATTTTGAGCGTCCTGCTCATGATGTATGAATGAACGTACCATTGCAGTTCTGTAGGTTCCTGATCGTCGTGCTGAATCAGCTTTTTATAGTAGAGTTCGACTGCCTGCCCAACCATATTCAGTGGGTTTCCCTGAACCTCGGCAGTATATCCCTGTGCACGGTAATATTTCCGCAAATCTTGATTTACGAATACGCCATAGCAAATCTTCATAATTGGTTTAGCCCTTGAAATACCACCATATTCGTCTGCATCCCAAACGTAATTTAGCCAGTCTTCATTTCCTACGAAGAAGCTATTTCTGTTGTAATAAACGTTGTTATCATACGCTTCTTGCGCTGTATAGTCGCCTTGTGTAAAGCCAAAGGCTCTATTCGGGTCGGGGTCACAAAATATAATATTCGGGAACCAAATTCTACCCTCTTTTGCGGTAAAACTTTTGAATGTATCAAGATGTACCTCTTCGTTATTGTAGTATTTATAAATGTTCTGATTACCGGTGGTCTGCCCGTATCTGTAACTGTTCTGGCGAAGTTTCAGATACTCAAACTTTCCATCCCTGTTCATCCAACCAAAACGGTCATTCTGCAAGCATAAATCTTTCAGAATATTTACTACGTTCATCTCATTTGAGTTATTTGTATCAGGGACATAGGTGTCGTCCCAATGCAGTTTTGTACTAACTTGTTCAAGCCCCAAAAACTCAAATAATTTATCTCTGAATTGCTTTTGGGTCAGCTTTTTCTTCTTATCAGTCGTCTGGTTTTTATACCATCGAGCAATGTCAGTATTTCGTAATTTATACAGATAATCGTATGCGATAAAATTACGTGTCAGGGAATTTGCTTTCCGCTCTGCACTGTCGATTTCACCTGTGAAAATTTTGATTTTCGTTCCTTTTCTTTCAATGTAAACTTCGATTTTTCCAAATGGATAAAATTCTTCCGAGGTACCATTGAATTGATCGTGGTGAGCCTGAAATGTTATCTGATTGCAGACACAGCCGCCAAAAATGAAATACTGTTCAGAGCAAATAGACTCCTGCAAAGTAAGCGTATTCTGGTCTATATTTTCATTTGTAAGGTCAGCAAATTCGCCATTAATCCAGTGTACTGTAACATTGATTGGTTCAGTTTTTTCTTCTTCAACTTCGCCAGAACCACCACTTGAACTATCATCAAATGGGTTTTTTCCGTCGTTCGTGACTTTAATTTGAAAACTGTCGGAACCAACAAATTTGGAAGTTCCGTTGACTGTGGCATTATAAGAAACTGTGATGGTCTTAGAACCTGCGGTAGAACTATCGAAGCCAGAAATATCATAATCTGTGATTTCTTTCTCGGTTCCATCCTGTCTTACTTCTGCGACAGTCAGCCCGGACGGGTCAAATAATTCTCCGATTTTGTAGTAAACTTTTGACGGGAAACTTGTAATTCGGATTCCTGAAAGGTCATATACGGTCACTTTAAAAGTATCGGTATGTGTTTTGTAGGTTACTGTGATTGTTTTTTCGCCAACAGAAGAACTATCAAATCCAGATACTTCAAATCCAGTTGTTTTTGTTTCTGATGTTCCATCAGTGTATTTAACAAGGATTGACAATCCAGTTGTGTCGAATACATCTCCTTTTTGATATTCGACTTTAGTAGGCATGGTTTTTACTTCGATTCCAGAAATGTCTACTACAAGAATATTGAAATCTACGGTCTTTTCATCGAATGTAACCGTTACAGTTTTATTTCCGTATACTGACATATCCGGGCTTGATAAGGTATATCCTGTTACTTGTTCTGACGTATTATCGTTGTAGTATGCAGTAATTACAAGTCCTGCGCTGTCAAAAGTTTCGCCTACGAAATATCTGGCTTTGGTTGGCATATGAGTAACTTCAAGTCTGGTTGCCCGAATTAACCATGTGATTGTGCCAGATGCTCCCCACGGTGAACCAGAGATTTCATTTGTTTTTTTGTTCAGTGTGATATTTGTTGTAACAGGCGTGTTAAAAGCATTTTCCCAAATGACCGTAACGCTTGCAGGAATAGACACGTTTGTAAGTTGTGTTCCGCGAAACGCCTGAATGCCAATAGTTTGAACGCCGTCAGGAATTACCAGATTTTTAAGTGAAGTATTGTAAAACGCATTATCTCCAATGTTTATAACACTTGCAGGAATAGTAATTTCCGTGATTTTCCCACAGTTCGCAAAACACGATGTTGGTATTACTGTTATTCCGTCTTCAATGGTAACTGTTTTTAAAGTACTAGAACATGGTGTAAAATGTGATGTTCCGGTAAATTTAACCGTGCTTTTTAGCGTAAGATTTTCGAGCGCAGAAAGCAATTTCGTTCCATTTGTTCCGTCAATGGTTCCGCCGCGAATTATCAAATTCTTGCAATTTGGAATAAAAATACCGGATGAATTGAATATGGAATCTGCATTTCCGATTTCAACATTATCTATTGTCGCCCCTGAAAAAGCACCGGATGATAACGAAGTCAACGACGTTGGAAAAACAATGTTTTTTAATTTTGGACACTCATCGAATGTGCCGCCCTCAATTGTTTGTAAACCATCATGAAAAAGTAGTTCTGTTAGATTAGGACAAGAGCGAAACACACCTCCTAGAATCGTTTTAAGCGATGATGGAAATTCAAGTTTAGTTCCTAAAAAAATTGAAAAATTTCCACGTTCGATTTCTGCGATCGTGTTTGAAAAAACAATGCTTTCCAATTTTTTGAATGAGGAACTAAATCCGCTCCTAATGCCAGTGATTCCGTCTCCAAAAACCATTTTTGTGCATCTTTTATATAAGCTGTCAGGAATAGAAATGTCGGATTTCTCTAAACTATCAGATAAACTATATGTGAATTTTCCAGTTCCAGATATGGTTAAAGTATTTGCATCAATGTCGAATTCGGCTGTCACATCTTCGTAATTCGGAGAACCGATATGTATCAAAAGAGAACTGTATACTGTGACATTTGACGTAATTGCCACGCCAAAATATTCTACATTAATAGGAATTACACCGGCTTCCAAAAGCGCCTTATTTTCAATTGTGTATCCGCTTGTCACTTCCTCTGAGCCGTCTGAGTATTCTACAGTTATATAAGATACCTTAAGATCTAATGCATCACCGACAAAATAATATTTGCCTTGACAAAATATGTCCGAGATTCTTTCTGGTTGCATAATAGTAACTTCAAATGTACAAGTGAAACTGCCATAATGAACTGTAATTCCACATTGCTTTGGAGAACTACTGTCAAAACCAGAATATGTACAATCTTTTGTGACATCTATAGTATTTCCGTCACTTGCCGTTGCGGTCACCACAATGCCTGTAGAATCAAATTCTTTCCCTATGTGATAATTTACCTTGCTTGGCATAGTGGTTACTGATATGGCGGTAATAGAAGCTTCTGAGACGGAAATCTCAAATGTTGCGGTCTTGCCAGATACAGTAACGGTTATAACTTTTGTTCCTGCGGAACTGCTGTCGAATCCAGATACTTCAAATCCAGTTGTTGTTGTTTCTGATGTTCCATCGGTGTATGTTTGAGACACCACAAGACCCGTGGCGTCAAATAATTCGCCCTGATAGTACGTGGTCTTATCTGGCATTTTTGACACAGTAATTCCAGTGACATATTTGTCAACAAACTTCTCATATCTAACTTGCTGTGACACACCTGCGTTTTTTACCAGAATCGAAACCGGAACCGTAGAAGATACGGAAAGAGTTAGGTTTGTTGTGGTTTTACCGTCGGTGATTGACGATGTACCGGTGTATGAACTGCTTGTAGGTCTCTGAACGACATTGATAAATAATGTCTGCCCCTCTATCAAGAATACTTCGTATTTCAGCGCATATGATGAAGATGTGCTTGAATAATACACATATCCTTCTACTCTGATTTTGAGGAATCTTTTTCCCGACGTAAGCGTTCCTTCCTGTCGGTAAATATAATAAACCGCGCCATCCCTGCGCCAGATTTTGAGTTGTTCGGCGTTTTGCCCGAATCCGATAAAATTGTTACCAGAAACATATATGGTGCTGGCGGTCTTTCCTGCATAGGTAAACCAGTCAACGCCCGTGACGCTAACTACATCATCGTCATGCTTCTTGTTGTTAACAATAGCAGTCATCCCGGTCGTTGTATTCAATAAACTGTCAAAAGATACTGTATCTGCCATAATCATCCTCCCGTCTATAAAATAAAAGAGCGCATGAGCTGTGACACCCATGCACTCTGGTTGCTAGTATTCGATCAGTGCGATTCTGATTTTGTTATATAAAATGTTATTTCCTACAACTCTGATAGGTTTATACTCAACATCAGGCATATAAAAAACACCTGTTTTGTAGGTGTTTTCCTCGTCGTCCCAGTATGTGACCTTGTACTTCCGCTGTGCCTTATTGACTAAGCCTGATTTGAAAACAGACTGCATCTCTATTTTGTCCGGCAACCACATCGGTCGCGTGTTGAAGTCTATTTTTGTCTTAAAATTCTGGCTTGTGTCTCTGTGTAAGAGATTGTTTAAGTCTCTGTACGCTTCTATCTCTGTTCGCTGATTCGGAGTTGCGGAGTAATCATTATAGGCTAAGAATTTGTTCGGGAGAACACTTCCCCCGAACTTTAAAAAATAACCTTGGAAACTACTTCCTGCAATAAAGTCACTCATTCTATCACCTACCCTTCAAATATTCCGTAGCCATTACGGTTTCTAAACTGCTGATTTTCTTCTTTCAAATATCCAATCAGATGTCCGTCTGCATAGATCGCCATGCCGTTCAGAGCGTTTTTGACCGCCTGTCCGATCATCTGGTTATTGTCAAACGTGTTACTACTGATTGCCATGACTTCTTTCCGAATGTCGTCAACAAAATCATCTGTATCAACTGACATTCTGCTTTTTACTTCCTGATAGGATGTACTCTTTGTAATAATGTCTGCGGATGGCGTGTTAATCTTTTGCACTTCTGCACTTATGTCATTGATGGTTGATTCGACTTTTGGAAGCATACTTTGCATACCTAGCTGGAATCCCTCAACGGTGAACCCACCGAGTTCCATCATCACCTGTGATGGACTGTGAATCTTAAGGACTCTGCGGAACGTATTTGATATATTTTGAGCGATTTTTTGCACATTCGCATAAAGCTGTTGTGCCGCGCCTACGATTCCGTTATTCAAACCGATAATAGAGTTCCAGCCGATATTATACAAGTTTCCAATAGAATTGCTGATTCTGGTTCGAATTCTTCCAAACCATGTAAATGATGAGGAAAAGCCCGGCTCTAATCCGTTTTGGAATCCTTGACCGCAGTATTCTGCAAGCTGCTTGAACCATCTGGACGGAGAGTGAGAGTCTACTGCTTCCTGCGCAGGGGCTTTTACGCTGTTATTCATTAGGTCAAGAATCGAAGTCTTTGTGCTTTCTTTCTTCCCGTTAATTCCAAATTGTAATCCCTCTGCAATGTTGCTTCCAAGGGTTTTGCCGCTTGATTTCGCAGTTTCTTCTGCGCCTTTCGTAGATGATTGAATTGTCGAGTTAAGCTTTTCAGTGACTTTACTGCCGTTCTGCTCAATTCCGCTACCTACGGCAAGAATCTGATTCTTTCCGAGTTCTGTAACTAATTCAAAACCAGTATTGTTATCCAGAACACCGTTAATTGCCCCTTGCAGAGTTGAATCCATTGTGCTTTGTAGAGTGCCTTCATAGTCAGAAATACCTTTTCCGAACTGTACCATCTGTCCGTTTGCTAAAGTATAGTAACCGTTGTCGTCTGGCTCTAATCCCTTTGCAATTTCTTGATAAATCTGCAATGCTTTTTCGCCGAGAATCTGTTTTCCGTTTTCCCAGATGCCACCCATTTCATCAATTGCATTTGCCGTATCAGTTACCAAAGTAGCAAAGTCTACGGTCTGGATAAGCGTCTGGAATCCTGTAAGTTGCTCTGAGATATCTTCAAACGAAACATTGTTAATCCGATCAGCCATGTTTGAGAACTGATTAGAGGATGTTTCTGCTGTGTCTCCAAGGTCTTTGACCGGTTTATTTACTCCTGCTATCGCATTCTCAAAATCTTCTGATGAAATCCCTAGATTATTGAGTTTAAGTTCAAGTTCATGCAATGCCTGTTCTGTGCTATATCCATTGTCTTTTAATTCAGAAAGGAATGTTAATAAAGGATATGCTTGTTCACCCGAAATCTGGCTTGCGTGAACCAGACTAAGAATGGCATCTTCATATTCCTGGAATACTTTTAAGTCGTCCTCTGTAAGCTTATTTCCAACTCCGAATATATCTTTCATCCATTCGTTGATAGCTCCGGTAAAATCCCCTTTTTGATAACCGAATACATTATCTTCCAAAAATTCCCCGAAGGTTTTATCTTCGCCGCCGAACAGATTAACGCTTATCCATTTCCCAAGGTTGAATCCCGCCATTGCAGTGCCTAAGACAACCATACTGTCTGCGAATCCTGCCGCAAGTGTAGAACCGAGTCCAGAGCCAAAGAATGTCTGTAATGCACCGCTGGCTGTAGAAAGAACCGTTCCTAATCCACCAAAGATTGTTCTAAGTGCGCTGATAGAACTAACTACATTGTATATATTTCGAGCAAACTTAACGCTTCCTTTTATGATAAAAAACTGTGCGAGAGCATTCCCGAGAGCTTCTATCTGTTTATCGTCAAGCTTTCCTAGGACTTTTGCGAAAGCATCTAAGACGCTTACTAATGTATTAATCAGTGGAGCGCCGATATCGTTCAGCATTATATCGAAAAAGCTGATAAACCCATCTGCGAATCCCTCAGCAAACGGCTGAAATACATCCCATACATCACCGATTGTTTTTACCAATGAATCCCAGTCAATATTTTTGATGAAATTTACAATTACGTCTTTGAGATTTCCAATTCTTGTCCATAATCCATCCCAATCAACATCAATCACTCCGAACTTATCAAGCGCGGCGACGGTAAGTCCCAGCCCAGCTGCTATCGAAGCATATGGATGTGCCGCTAACATGGTAATGCCTTTGCCAATTATTCCATCTTTACCGAAAATGCCCCCAAACCATGTAAGCCCTTTGAACGCCATAAAGGCAGTCAGAAGCTGTCCGAGGAAATAACCGATAGATTGTGCTTGCTTTGGCGAGAATGACGCGATAAACTCTTTAAACTTGTCAATCAGATCAGGGAGTTTGTTCACTCCGTCTGCCGCCTTGTCAAAGAAATCGTCAAAGAAATCAAGCAATCCTGTTCCGACATTCTCAGCGAATGGCTCTAATACATCCCATAATTGCACAAGGGAAGCATTGATTTTATCCCAGTTAATTTTTACAAGAAAATCGTTAAAAGCATTGATTAATCGTGGTAATCCTTTTTCCCCAAGTGTCCACTTGCCAAGCGGAACTAAAAAATGATTCCAGAAATCTTTTAATGCTGTCCATGTGAAATCTCTGAGTTGTTTCAATCCATTGTTCCAGAGATTTTTCAGTGCTTTTGTGGTAGGTTCTGCGGCTTTTGCAAGTTTCTTAAATGCGTCTGTAACCTTATTAGCGAACGCTATAGCCTTATTTTCCATGGAATTGTAGGCAGCATCCCATTTTTTCTGGTATTCATTCAAAAGCTTATCAAGGGCATCATTGAGGATTCCTGCGTCAATTGCAGATGTGTCAATTTTTGGCGTTTTAATTTTAGAATTTGCAAGGTCTGACAGAGAACTATCGTCTTTGCTCATAATTTCAAGTTCATCATAGGATGCGAGGAACTGTTTTAATTTTTTTGCGCTCTTGGTTGCATTTTTCAGATTATTGTCTGTATCTTTTGTAGCATCATTTACGTCCGAAATTCCAGAATCGTCTATGGAATCAAGTGCATTCGAGAGATTTTCACTTCCACCACCGATAGAACCGAACATTTTTCCGATTTTGGTATCAACTCCAAGAAGTGAACCAATGTATGTCAAAAGTCTTTGAAATGCGATTACGAGACCATTGATGTATGGAAGCACTGCCGCAACTACAGGCATAAAGATGTTCCCTAATGCTCTGGCGCAGGATACTAAGTTTGCACGAAGTATACGTAACTGGTTGGCTGGCATATTTATCGTATTTGCCATATCCGCCCATGCATACCGTGTAGAATCCAGTATCACTATTGTCCTCAGCATTGCTTTGCTTGCCTGGTCCATCTTTGATACAGCTGTTTGCAGTCCGAGATTCGAAGCGTATTGCTGTAAGTTTGCTACACGAATATTCGCGCCATATTTATCTACAGCACGGCTCATTCCTACTAATCCAGAGGATAAGTTTTCATAAACTGTTTTAAAATCAAGATTTTTAACAGATGCAAGGTCTGCGCCGATCATAGTTAACGCATTCGACAGCTTTAAAGCCTGTTCAGAAGTCGTTCCCATAGATGATGATAACTGTGCAAACTGGCCTTGATAATTTAAAAGCATGGACGGGTCCATGCCAAGTGACTTACCGGTTTTATTTGCGGTCAGAATCGCATTGTCAGAAACATCAAATCCAGACATTTTAGATGTAAGTTCTCTGGCTCTCTGGCTGAATGAATCTGCGTATGCTTCTGCGGAGTCATACCCTGCTTCCGACCAAGTTTTTCCTGCTTTATCTGCTACCTGACGGAACGCCGCTTGAAAGTAGTTATAATCTTCGAGGAAGTTCATGGAACTTTCAATTGCGCTACCGAATTTTCCAACAACAAATTTCAACGTCCAGAACTTCGCAACCAAGGACATAATGCTAGGTAAGCTTTTTTTAGCTTTACTTCCTACATTTCCAACGGCATTACCGAGTCTTCTAACTTTTCCCGTCGAAGCAGCCGCACCCTGTCCCAGTCTGGAAAAAGCACTCGCAGTAAACCTTGCCGCCCTACCAGCATTTGCCCCAGAGTTTGCCAATTGAGCAATAGCCTGTGTCATTTGAATTGTGCTGTTACTAATTCTTGGAGCAGTACTCATTGTCTGAAAGAATAATTTTAAGCTATTAGCCAAATCATTAAGCTGAGTTGCAGTCTTTCCAGTTTTATCTCCTGCATTTGCCAACTGTGAAATTGACTGAACAAATGTATTAATTGGTTGAGAGATATTACCTATTCCAGAGAACGAAACTATGATTTTTCTGAGTTCTTCACCAAGATTTGGAAGTTTTGATGTAACTGCATCAATAGAGCCACCTGCATTCGCCAATCTTGCCAATGAAGAAACAAACCGGTTCACGTTGTTTGATACGTCTGGAATACTGCTAAGACCAGATAATTCGGAAATCATGTTCTGAATCTTTCCAGACACATCACCTGTAGAGTTTAATGTTTCGTTCAGTCTGCGGATTGCATTTACGAATGAGTTTAATCCGTTGTTTCGCAAGTTCAGGCTACCGAGCGCACTCATAGACTGAGCAAACTGTTGCAATTGACTGTTTATCGTTGATAAATCAAGCCTGTCTAATTTAAGTGCTTGAACAGCAGAATTGACCGTGCCTACGGAAGCTGAAAAGTCTCTAAGATACTTGATACTATCAGACATACGGCTACTCAGACGATTCAGTTTATTGCATAAATCATCAATGGATTTACTTGCATTTGATACGTTACTGCTGACCTCTATCGCAAGGCTATCTATTGTGTTGTCAGGCATATAAGCACCTCCTTTATTTCAAAAAAATAAAGGGCAAGCAAGACTACTATTCATCCTGCTTGCCCTTTTCATTACCTATTTCAGATATATTTGCATTTGCCTGCCTGATAAGAAGTTCGTAGTAACGTTCTTCTTGTCTTAGTTCTGCTTCTGATTTCTTTGGCGTATTTGGATTATGTTTGACCCAATTATTTTGTTTTTCCTGCGTAATTGGTTTGCTCGGATAACTAACCTTTCTCGGAAATAATGCGCACGAAATACTCGTCTTGACATACAATCCGGTCAGCCATGCCTGATAGTCCATGTTTATTAACTGCGACTTAATTTCTTCATTTTTTGAGATTCCATATTGTTCTATACGGATTCTCAGGTCTTTAAGAGTGCTCCTGAGAAATTCTTTTTTTGACATTCCAATACGCACAGCCATTGGGTATAATTCATCCCAGATTATTTCGCTGTAGCTTTTTTCAAGTGATCTGTCGGCTTCTTCGGTGCTTTCTTCGCTTTCACAGAGTCCATTGCCGCATTCACGTTGTCCATGAACGTTTCCAGACCGGTTAATTTGAAAAAACCATCTTCCTCCATCTGTTCAATGCACATAGAAAACAGACCGTAGAAGTTTCCCTGTTCATCATCTTTATGCTCGGCCATATACTGTGCTGCAAGTTTTTTGGCGGTATCTAAATCCGGGACAGTGCCATCACCGTCAGAATGGTTGCCATGATATTGAAGTAATCCGGCATAGAACGCATTGAGCGCAGTATTTGGAATACTACTCATTCCAGAAACCATTTCCTTAAGACTCTTGTCCGTTCCGCCACTTGTGGAAACAAGCATATTCATTACGGATTTCACACAATCATCAAACAGTGATGCTTCAATTCCATATTCAAGTTTGTAGTCTTTGCCGCCGATTTTTAAAACTTTATACATATTATTTGTCCTCCCAAATGTGCTTAAAGGCCGCTGTCAGTTGGAACTACTGCTTCACTCGGTCCGACATATTCATTGATAGTAAGAGACATTTCGACGGTTAACAGGCCGTTCTGATCTCTTGCCGGTTTAGGAATGATTGTCGGTGGCTCGATTTTTGTGAAGAATGCTTTCTTAAGAGACGGGAAGTATTCTTCATACCACATAGATTTTCCATCTGTTTTTCCTGTTTTATATTCACTGATTAAGGTTTCCCATTCAGTGATAGTTTCATCGGTCACGTTCACAGTTACGTTGAATGTACCACCTGTAGAACCACGTCCTGCGATAGTTCTTTCGACTTCATCTTCAAGTGCGGAAGCGTCGATTGTTTCTACATCAATTTTGATTTCATCAGAAGCATTGATTCTGTGAAGAAGTTTAAAAGTTGTCGGTTTAGTACCCGCTGTTGTTTCAACTGCATATCCAGTAAGCGAACCAACGGTACTTACGCCTGCTATATTTCCTTTGTCTGCCATATTCGGCTCCTTTCTGCTTTTCAGCTATAAAATCACAATAAAAAAGAGCCACACGGCTCTGATGCGTAACCCTGCATCCGGGAGATAAAAGGATCACCGTCCTTTCTATTCATCTGTGCCTGTTTTCAGTTCTGGAAGCCCTGCTACAGATGTAAGCAAGGATAAAACGCCGGAAAGAACGGACGCGGATACGACCATCTTCCAGTCAACGCTTCCAAGGACTGTCGCGGTTCCGATTGTTGCAACTGCTGTCTGAGCAACTGTCTTAACGGCTCTGATTCCCGCAGCTTTCAGCCATTGTAATTTATCTTTACTCATAGGGACACTCTCCTTTCTTTTTGGTATAAAAAATAGAAGCTGTTACGCTTCCAATAATTGCCCGGTGTAAATTCTGCTGTACCGGCTTATGATTCGCTTAAAACTCTTTTCGGAGTTTGCAACTTCTTCCGGTCCGTATGTCCGGCGAAAGCCCATTGAAATCATGGCCTGATGACTTTTGCTGTCGATTTCATATGCAGTCGATAAAGCCTTTGTCCCAGATGCGTAACTTTCCGTTTGAAACGAAAGAATTGTTGCACATTCGTGACCTTCAAGACTTGTCGACTGCGTGGGATTCCCCATCATGAACAATCTGGCGTATTTTGTTTTGCCAGATGCTATTGTCTGGCTTTTCTCCATGGAAAAATTGCCTTTGCCGACTGCTGGTTGAATATCTTTACTCCACCTAGAAAATACTTCTGATACTGGGTTATTGATCGTGTCTGGCATAGAATCACCTCGCCTGTTCTAACATATTTTGAGACTGTCCTTTAGGAAATCTCTTATTTGAGAATATCCCCATCCACAGTCAATCAATCCGCTAACAAGCATTTCTTTTGATTGAACTGCTTTTAATTCTTCTTCAGTGAGGAAATCTCTCAGATTGTCCTTGGTAGAGATTCCCTTTTCTTCTCTAAGTTGTTTTGCAGTTTTGCCAAACAATGTACGATATACCATATCTGTATATGTCGAATGCGCATGACCATGCATTCTCTCATTTTCTTGAGATTCTTTAAGTGCATTGGTCAACGCCTGTCTCACTGCAATGCCTTTGTCTCGTTCTCTAATTTTCCCTAAAAGAACTTTTTCCATTGCATTAAACTGGCGGATATATCCTTCTTTGAATTTCATGGCTTTTTCGCCAGTGTATCCCATAACAAGAAGTGTGAACCCATCTCTTGTCATACAGTACATAGGTTGCTTTTTATTCTGAATACTTGTATATGAGGAAGGCACGAAATTGTGCTGTCCGAATTCTTCACTGCATCCTAATTCTCTAATGTCCTGCAATACTCTTTTATGTTCTTTTCCAAAAGTCTCCGCGACATCTAGGCTTGTGACAATGCTCGTTTCTACTTTTCTGATAATCATTGTTTCTACTAACATGCTTACATTCTCCTTTTCTATGTTTTTGCATGAAAAAAGCACCTGCTTGTTTGCAGATGCTTTTATATGTTATAGTATACCATTTTGAATAGTATGTTTCAGTATGAAGTTTAAGTAGAAAATATCTCTTTTGCGATTTTCCGAATGTTCTGTATGATTTCCATGCTTGCTTTATAAACCGGCATAGTGGCTTCGGTACCATATGACCGTACCCATTCGCCAGTTTCAGACGTGTATGTCCAAGAATCGTTTTTTCCTTTACCCTGACCGTAAGAACCGATTGTATATCCAAGTTCCTGCCCTTTCGGGTGTGGGCTTGAGCCTGCCGGGGTATTGTAATGGATTCCGGCACCAAACTCTATGAACAACAGACCTGCACCCTCACATACTAAAGTTGCTTGTGAGTAATCGCCGAACGAATTGATTTTGATGTAGGTGCTGTGATTTTTATCGGAATCGCCCTGCGACAGTGAAATATTCTGATCAATGACAGGGATTCCAAGTTCAGACAGTCGACGAACAAATAATTCATTCTTACTTTTAAGGCTGTTTTGGTACTGCCTGAGTTGTTTAATCGCGTCCTGTATGGATTTATGCGACAATTCCATTTTGATAGTTTTATTCGCCATCCGAACCATCTCCTATATACTTGATACCATATCGCGCTACATTCCCTATTTGGGTATCAAGAATCTTTTTCAGACGGTAATCCGGCGGGACTGTAGGCGTTCCAGATTCATTCAGAATAAGTTCTCCAGATTCGTTCAATTCCGGTTTGTAGTCTATCCAGAATACATCTGCAATCTGTGGTTTAAAGCTACGGTCAAAATTCGTGATGTACCTATCGTAATCAGGGACGTACCCGGCAGATAATTCTTCCGGCGTTCCGGCTGTTGCTGACACGGATAGGCAATGCAGTTCTGGATTCTGATATTTCTTGATTGTGTCTATTCCGTCAAGTTCTTCTGTCACCCTAGACCAGTATATTGTTTGCTTTTGCCGTTTTAATCCTCTCATATAGTTCTCCTTAAATGACGTATTTATGATGATTGTATCTGACCGACTCTTGATTAACCTTTGCATAAATCATAGTTGTATCAAGTTTCTCGTGTCCCAGCATCTTTTGCAGGTCCGTAACATTCATACCTCTTTCAAGAGCTGAGCTGGCAGTTGTATGGCGGATAAGGTGTGGGTATAAGTTTCTTCCGATTTCCGACCTTTCCCCAATTTTTCTTACAATCTGTTCCAGTTGTGTCTTTGTGACTCCTCTGTACGGTTTGCGAATAGTTGCTATTGCACTGTCGCAACAGTCATCTCTAGTAAACCAGTACTTTTTCAATGCAACTTCTGCCCTAGCGTTGATATAAGATATGCGATGCTTACTTCCCTTTCCAAATAGATGCACTTCTTTAGTCTGAAAGTCAATATCTGACTTCTTCAGGACCACCATCTCTGATACACGGCAACCGGTGCTATAAAAAAGTTCGATAATCGCACGTTCACGGTAATCTTTGCAAGCATCTCTGACCAATTCTAACTCAATATCGTCAAGCGGCTCCCTCGGCTTTACCTCGAATTTAATCGGATTAATTCGACTGCACGGATTCTTTGCAAGATACTCCTCTTTTACGCACCAGTCGAAGAAAGTATGAATGATAAGCCTCTTCCCGTCAATCGTTCGATTCGTATTTCTTTCTGACAAGCTATACAAGTACAGCCTTATATCGTTTGTAGTGATCTGGGCCAGTGGCTTATTGACTGAACGAAAGAAATCATCAAGATTACATTTATAAGTCACTAGAGACTGCGGCGACATTCCCTCTATCTTTTTAGAGACAAGGTAAACCTTATAGCACTCTGGTACACAGCCCTGATACGGGACAATGTTTGTCTGCTTTTTCTCAATATCAAAATTTGCAGAAAACATTTCCAATTCTGCCAGAACTGTCTTCATCTGTTCTGGGGATAACTTTCCGTCTAACTTGGTCATAAACTCTGTTGCGAAATTTTCCATAAAAAAACCCTCCTTTTGGGTTCACAAAGGGAGGGTACCGTGTTATAATATACCTGTACCCTTTGTGGTGCTTGGAGTTGGACTTTTTGTTTGGTAGACGGGAGTCCAGCTCCTCTTTTTTTGTGTTCTGTTATAGCAATTATAGCACGGTTTCATTATAATAGGTAGAACTTTTTACAAAAGTTTTAAGAATTTTAATGAATTAAATGGGAAGACTAACTAATTTTTACCCAATCGTTTTTATCTGTTGATCCGTTCCAACAACATTTATAAATTACGTTATCAGAAAATGAAAATGCAATCATTGTGCCATATGTACCAGAGTTGTTGAGTGCAATAAATCCCATCCACCAATTTGAACTGGATGGAAAAAAATCAGGAATGTCATACGCATCAAAAGAAATCAGTTTTCGGTTAAATCGCTTAGCAGAATCAATCAATGGTGTTATATCAGAATTAGCAGAAACATGCTTCATAGTGTTACTATTTAATTCATTAATCGCTCCCAGAATCGTTTTGTTGTTCGTCTGAAGCTTCTCGAATACTTTGTCGGCGATTTTATTAAGGACAAAGTCTGACAGCTTGCTCAGTATACTCTTTTTCATTCCTGTACCGTCATTGATCAGAAAGGCGTCAGTATCAGCTAATGTACCTCTGTCGGTGTAATTCGCAGATTCCAGATTTTCCGTTTTGGTTTTCAAGGATGTTATGATCTCGGAATCCTCTCTCAAGTATGGTGCCATATCAATAGCCGGTCCAAGAGCGTCCCATATTTCTCCTGTCCATGCGACATTCATGCCTGCCTCTCCATAAATAGATTTTTCAGATATATTATACATCCATCCAATCTTAGGAGATAACGGGAGCTGTGAAATATTTGATACGGAACCTTTGTATAAAAGTGGTGTTGCAATTCCCTCTACGTCTTCTGATACCTGCTGGATTTTTCCGTTAAGAACACCATATACTTCAATCGGTGTTACTTTGCTTTGTTCGATCTTATCAGGTTTATACCACAATTTCTTACTCTCATCAAATTTGTAATACTCTCCTGTATCGGTCATAAAACATGATGAATTGTTAGCAACGTACAGAGGGAGTTTGTCTGAATCTTTCGCAAGTCCTTCATAATGACGTTTACCACCATCTTTGAAAACTCGGTGAATACTGCCAAGTTGCGGAAGCTGTTCGCCTGGCTTGTATTCTACATCATCAATGATTACTGTATTTTGTGCAACTGCCATAATAGTTCTCCTTTCACTTATCAATTCAAAATATAATCTTTTTCTTCCTTTGTAAGAATTGAGAGATTTTCTATCTTTTCTTTTGTAATTTTGCGAATTGCTTAACTAAAGCCTTCTTTAGTTAATTAGTTTCCGCTTTCGGTTCTTCTTCCTTATTAATATCCATCAACTCATTGTACTGTTCCTCTGTAATCCTGCCCGTTGCAAAGAAAATATCAATCTTATTTTTCAAATCGTCTGTCAGACCGTTTCTTTCTTTAAGTTTCAGTAATGTTCTATATAACATAATCATACCTCCAATTCTGTTAATGCTACTGCATATTCGCTGTTTACATAGGCTTCTGCGCTCTGTATGTCCATGTCATAGATATAATCTCTCGTATCGCCTATCTGCTGTTTTACATAATTCCAACCGTTCTCCATGCTTATTGGATAGTTTAATACTGTATATCCGTCAAGTTGCTTTGAATTGATGGATATATTTGTGATTGGATAATATGTTGCAAGTGCTTTGAATGCCTGTACTTCTTCGGATGTGAGGTCGATTTCTTCTGGAGTTGATAATACGAATACAGTTTTAGGTTTATGTTCTATTAGCCATTGTTTTGCTAAATCAACAGTCGTTATTCCATCACTATCAAGGAATTTAATAGCAAGTGTTTTATCACCACTTCCACGAAGCATCAAGTATATAGCACGTTCATCATCTGCATTCTCACTTATTTTACCAATAAACATGTCAGACATTGCAAGTGGATTTATTCCATCATATAAAACTATATTTTCAAAATTATTTATACAACATACATTTCTTAAATATGACGCATTCCCAAGCCAATACATTGCCAGTCTTTCAGAGCCAGTAATGACATATTCTTTGCACATCCTAACCAATTTCCCACGTTCCACATCCACATAATCTGCAATATACTGCTGACCATCAATTGTGACGTTACCACCTGAACTTACAGGGATAGCGTTTAATGTGTATGGGAGGGCGACGGTCTGTTCGGTGTAAGGCTCGTATGCAGTGGCAGTGGAACCTTTCTCGATCTGGATATAATACACTTCATCGTGATTTTTTGCGGTTTCATAATCAACAAATCCTATAAAAACTTCTGTATCTTCATTTAACGTGAAAGTTTTAAAACTCTCCCCGTTACCAATACGAATAACTGATATGTAGTAATTGTCAGACTTTCTTCTAACAAATAGATAACTTTTATCATCTTGACTTTCTGTTTTTCTAAATTGCCCATGTACAGAAAATGTATAAATACCTTTTGATAAAATCTGTGTTCCTGAATTTGAATAATATGTTTCTGCGGAAAGTATTCCACTTACATTTAAAATACCACCTCTATCCCAATTAACAGTTTCTCCGTTTTTTGAATTTGTTTCATCAGAAATTTTCAATAAATTCTTCCCACACACCTTCACAGTTGGATTTACCACGCTCTTAATCTCCTGCGGATAATCAGGGTTTGGGCTTGGGATACCACCGGTGTAGGGTTCGAAATCATCGTAGGTGGCGGTTAGGTCAGTGGTTATCATTGGTTTGAAGAGGAGGTTGTTTACTGTAGCCCCATTGAACACAACAATTCTGGCATTTCTTTTGTTTCCATCTCCGGAATATACAATCCCGTTTCCTGTATCTGAATTAGCATTCAGTGAACCGTCTAATCTATATAATGTGTTTAAGCTACCACCCTGAGGACATCCGACAATTTTATATTTTGTATCTTTTTCAAAAATGAAATATCCTATATGAAAGAGAGTATCCGACGTAGCTGTACCATTTATAGTATAAGTTCCATCGCCATTCGCGGTACAAGTAACACCATTCTGTGTAGTAGTCTGCAACGTAGCATTCAGCAAATTCTTCCCCGAATACCGTTTCTGCTCAGACTTCCCATACAGCATCATATCTTGAATCTTGCCATTGTCGGAATCGGCAAGATGAGTTTCGCCCTGCGAACTGGCGTAGAATTTGGTGATTTTGGTGGATATATCTTCCTTTAGCGAACCAGTTTCCTTTTTCAGCGAAGCAATATCCGTCTTGTTCTGTTCGATCTGCTGTGCCTGTTCTGTCGTGGCTCCAGGCTTGACTGGATTCTTTTCAAAATATTCCGTAACTAATCTTTGCATTACCGTCTCTGCTTCTTCTTTTGTGAGATACAGTGACATATCAATTGGAGCGCCCATAGTGTCCCAAACTACGCCGTTCCATGCCACATTCATTCCTGCTTCGCCGTAGACCGACTTAGACTCGATATTGTACATATCGCCAATGTCTGGATTTAATGGAAGCAAATCAGCAGTTGCAACTGTACCTCTGTATCTTACAGGGCTGTTTAACTTTGCTTCCATATCGGAAATCTGGCGTTTTAATATTGCATATACTTTCTTTGCTGTTAATGCCATATGCGCTTCTCCTTTACAGTTTGTACCATGTATCGGTAGGTTTGTGATATTCGTATAATTCAGAGGTATCAAGGCACAGTGCCGAAGAACCACTCTGTACATAATGCGGGAGCTTTGACACGTCTTTTGAAAGTCCCTCGTAATCACGAACCATACCTCTTGCATCTGTACATACCCAACTGCCTAAATCCGGCAATTCATCACCGGGATTGTACTGAATGCCATCAAAAATAATTGTGTTTTCTGCTTTTGCCATCTATGCAATCATCCTTTCTGCCCCAATGGGAGCTACATATGTGAACTGGTTTCCTAAGATATCTCTGGCTGTGCCAATAACAAACTGTCCGTAGTCTGCCAGAATATTGCATACAAATTCCTCTGCATCCACCCAATATCGTTTCTTGACCATGCGGTGAAGTTCTGGTAATAGGCCGTAGCTGAACATCACACAATGTCCTAACTCATGGATAAATACACGGTTTAGAAGTTCTCCATGTAGGTTGTTCGCAATCGAAATAATATGGGTGAAATAATCCGATACTCCAAGTGTTCTGTTTCCTGTGCGGTCAATTAAAACATCATCTTGTGGTGGAACAAACTGCACTCTCCATAAATCTCCATTCATGTAGAATTGTCGTAGCATGGTTTATTACCATCCTTTCTACGAAAAAAGCCCCTGCCGCACTACTGCAACAAGGGCTTAATCAATATTGTAATCATGTCATCTGCTGAACTAAACGGCTCAGGTCAGTTTTCATCTGCTGTCTGAGCGCTGCATCTGCATCCGACCACATTTCCGTAAGGTTACGAATAATATCTGATGTGTATTCTTTCATGGAATCATCCATTTTTCTCTTGGATTCAGAATCCTTAGAATCATGATAGTGTCTACGATTCTCATCGTATCTATCATAGGATTCGCCATATCTGGATTTCTTCCGATTCATGTCACCCATTTCCATATCACTACGGTCTGTATGATATCCCATTCGGTACATATTGTGCTCAAATTCTGGATTGTTTAAATACTCATCCATCCAGTCATCATCTTCCATGTACAGATATGGTCTATAACCTTTTCTGGTTCCCCTACCTTTTGGAGCGAAACGCCCATTTGAATAGCGGTAACGGTCATATCCCATGCGTCCAAGATATTTTTCTTCCTGTTCGCATTCATCCATAGCTTCCACAATGCGATAATCTTTATCAGCGCAAATCGCACATTTTACTGCTTCCATGCAGTCTTTCAAATCGTCCCAGTCTTGAGCACTAAGATTATCAAAGCCATGTGTTTTGGCTTTTTCCATAGCCCATTTTCCCATTTCCATTGCAACTTTATGCATTACAGTGCCCCCTTTCTAACAGCCTGCGTAACAGGTGCTTCTGTCGTTGGGGCTGTACCATTGATTGCAGTCAGATTGTTATTCGGGCTACATGCCGGGTTTCCTAACATTTTGAACACTCCACCAGTAGCACTTGTTACAACTCTGGTTGCGTATTTTGTTCTTGTTCTGACACCACATGCTGTTACCTGTGCGCAGCAACGATTCTCTAACGGATACAAGGTTGTTCCTGTTCCTATCTGAATCATAACTGGGGCAGTAATTGTGGTTGCATTTGGAATAGATTGTGCTAAAACAATGCAGTATTTTTCTCCATTATTGTAGCTTCCTTCTGGAATAGTAACCACAAGATTTCCACCTGTGAATGCAATTGCGGTAGACAACACAAGGTGATTGCAGAGTTTACAAACATTCTTACATGCCATATCTCTTACCTCTCAATCAAATAAGAGGTGAGCCGCAACCCACCTCTTAGAATTTAGTCAACCTCTAAGGGTGAGTTACTTAGCAACAACCGTTACCATATGTATTACATCCTGCGTATGCATATGGAGCTGGAACCTGGAATGCAGGAATCGGAGCAGGATTGATTGCATTGATTAACTGCTGTGTCTGAGAAGCCATTGCAGTTGTAAGCAATGCAGACTGGCGATCCTGGGAAGCAGCACGTTTCAGATCAGAGTTCTCTGCCTGTAATGTTGCAATCTTATCGTTAGTCAGGAAGTCAAGGATTGCTCTTGTGTTGCTGTTCTGGTTTTCCAGAAGGTCTCTGGTGTTGTTATTCATTGTGTTCTGGAGAGCACAAGTGTTGGTAGCAAGGTTGTAATTGATGCCCTGGATTGCTTCTCTTGTTTCACAGCAACAGTTTGCTAACTGAGACTGTAATGCATTGGTATTCTGCATACCGGCTACAGTATCAGCATTGATTGCCTGCTGAACGCCGTTGAAGCCTTGAAGCATTCCGACATTCATACCATTAAAGCCACTCTGCATGGTATTGTTAAGAGAATATGTGCTGTCACAGATACCCTGCTGAATACCTCTGATACCATTCTGAATATCATTAAGGGCGAATTCCTCATTAATATCTGAACGGGTAGCCCATCCTTGGAAGCCGGCACCGTTCGCACCGTTTCCACCGTTACCACCAAAGCCGCCGCCCCAGCCGCCAAAACCTCCCCAGCCGAAGATTGCGAAGATCAGGACGAGCCAGATAAGTGAAAAGCCATCACCGCCCCACATATCATTTGCGCGACTATTAGAGCCTGTAGCAGCTGCAATGTCGCTAAGGCTGTAATTTGAACCATTCATCATGTTTTTAGTCTCCTTAAATTTTATTTACAATAGGAGACATCCGCGGCTGTCGTCCCGAATTGTAGCGATTTTTAATCACCCAATTGTGGGGAAGTGTTATAATCCAAGGAATTTCTGGATAATTCCATCTGGTGATAAGTGCTTTTCATTAAATACATTTTGCTGTATTTGATGTAACTGGTCTGTATCACCTTTTTTGTATAAATCCAACGCATTCTTCAATGTTGGATTATTTCCTGCAAATTTACTCATATCGTTCATCATGTTGTCAACACTTCCGAACCTCTGAGAAATCATTTTCTCAAATTGCTTTTTCATCATGGCGTTTGGATTGAATGTCATCTCTGCCTACCTCCGTTCTGCTTAGGTTCCGATGTCCCCGACATCTGCGTCGGGAACATATTCTTTATTTCAGAAATCTCCGAACAAACATCATTCCGAAGCTGATTAAACATTGCTTCAATGTCAATCTGCTTTTCATCTTGCTTAGATTGCTGTTCATCTGGATTTACGAGTCGGTAAACAAAAATCCTGCTCCTTCCATCGGATTGAAGCTGTTTTCTGTAAATTTCAGTTCCGTCTGTTTTTGGATAGTAAACAGGATTGCCGGACATATCCACATCTTTAGCCTTTACAGTATCAATCCCATCCACCATCTGGCCTTGTAACATAGGGGACTGTGGGACGGGCTGTAACTGTTGCATTTGTATCTGACCATACGGCATTGCTTGCTGGTAATTATTTTGCAGCTGTGCAAGCCTGTCCTGATACGGTTGGATTTGTCCGTACGGGCTGTTTATCATTGGCTGTTGTGGATAATACGGATAACCTGCCATAATCTGTTCCTCCTGTCCGGGATTCAAGAATCATGTCCATATCATCTATGGAACGATGCTTTTCCCATATACCCTCGTAAGGGTTTCTTAACATAATCATTGTGTTTTCTCCTATGATTATATTATATAGGAAGGAACTCTGTTTTTGAACGTCACTATTTCGCCACGTTTTCGCCACAATACAAAGAAAAGCCCCGACAGTACATCGGGGCAACTTTAGAAATTTTCTTCTTTATTCTTTTATTAATTCGGTCTATGGTTCTTGGACTATACCCCATAAGTTCAGATGCTTCCCATAGTGTTTTCTCGCCATAAACCCGTAAACGAAACAGTTTTTCTTCTCTGGAATCGAATCCTGCTTCTTTTAAATAAAATTTTCTTTCATCTTCTGAAAAGTCTGTATAATTCATATTTCCACCGTCCTCCCTTACAAGTGGAATCAAACTGGAAGAATACCGCTTAACATAAAACCGATAACTGCGCTGACAATAGATGTAATAACACATACAATGATTGTATCGTAACGCTTTCCTGGGACTGCCATGAGAGTCTTTATATTGTTATTCATCTCATCCACAGTTGACTTGATATGGTTCAAGTCATTCTCACTTAATGCTGTCTTTCTTTCCAGTTCCCCGATACGCTCATAAAACTCTTTATGGCGGTCGGATTGTCTCTCTTGCATCTGTCGAAGACTATTCTCTAATTCTTCTATGCGGTGTTCATTAAAACATTCATGTTCACATCCCATCGCCAGTTCCTTTCTTCACTCCCTTAACATTTGCTTTTCCCTACTGAATATAAGCAACCCAGCGGCACTCCGGGAGGACAAAAATACTGTGCCACGTGACCCAACCATCTTATTAAATTAAACTTCCTGCAAACGGAAAAACGCCATGATTGATATATATTTCCGTTTCGGATTCCCATTTTCGACTTACTGAATTTTCAGAATGCGATTCTTGGAACTCGGCTCCCTGTTTCACAAGGAAATAGAGAGCCAGATCAAATATACAATCATAACAGTATTCCATATCGGTATTGATTTTTTCCTCTGTATATCCAGACGGATAGTTGCGTTTCTTTTTAAATGAACGAATTGCACGCTTCACAGACAAAGAAATCATACCGTCAGTTTCCGCATCATCGGATAGATACTCTTTCAGATCATTTACAAGCCGTTCGTCCATTTAAGATCACCTACCCTTGCTGAGATAAAATTTCTGAGATAATACCAGCCTTGTTTGTCGATGTCAGGGCATAGCCATTGTCACTTGCGAGCTGTTTCAGTTGAACTACTGTCATGCTTGACAGCTCGCTTTCTGTATACTTGCGTTTACTTGCTACAGATGGTGACTGGCTGTTCTCGTCAAGACTATGCCCGTTTATTCCCCCGCTTTGGTGCCGATTACGATACCACCATTAGCTTTTGGTACAACAGGAACGAACATACCGGATGCTTTTGTCCATACTGCCACAGGGTCTGGAGTGGCCCACATAGACAGTGTTACGAAAGAACGGTTCTCTTCTTGTATAAACTGTCTGTATTCAAGTTCCTCTCGTGTTACGCCCCAGAGTCCAGTACCAAATGAACCGTTTGGCTCTGCTTCATACAGCGTGAATACATCTTCTTTGAAGTATCTTCCTGTTTTGAGAGAACCATCCGCTTTTCTGAATCTGAATTTTTCGTCACAACGATCAATTGTGATTCCGTATTCCTGCATAAGCAGATTTGCAAGCTCCTGTTTTGTTAAGAGACGTTTGTTCGCTGCTCCCAGAACTGCTGTCTGCATTGCAGTGTTGTTTCTCATGTAGTTAATCATTTTAAGTGATGTCAGGGCTTTGTTTACCACAAATCCATTATCTTCTGCAATAGCGACCATCTTCTGGATATCACCCATGATATCTGCATCTGGTTTAGACCAGTCTGTCATTTCTACTTTTGCATCGGACGGAACACCATAATCAATGCCCATATCCACATTGTTTTCTTTAATTTTTACAACACCTGTGCTAAGAAATTGGCCTTTCATGACATTCGCTCTGGCAACAACACCTTCAAACAGGTTGGCTGCGTCATCAAATACAAATTTCTTTAAATTCTCATCATCCGGCACACCATTTTCAATTGCCTGCTGTAATCTCTCAGATTGATTAATTTTTCTCTTAATAAAGAGTTTTTCAGTCAGGACTTTTTCGAAGCCCGGTCTGGAACCAATTTCCGCTTCGGTATCAAGAGCGTGAACGAATGCTACCTCCGGAAGTCTCTGTCCGGCCATCAGTCTATAGTATTCAGCTTTCAGATACTGGGTTTTGACATCAGGGAAAATAGTGTCAAGGATACCTGGCCTTTTAACACTGAAATTCTGAGAAAAGTTAAGTCTTTCTTCCTGTGTGATTGATTCTAAAATATTAAATGGCATCTGCTGTACCTCCTTAAAATTCTGGGTCTGTAGTAGTCACAAAAACGATACCTGCTTTTTCAAGCTCTGTTTTTGCAGTGGTTTCTACTGTTACCGGAAGTCTTTTTTCAAGAACGCGTCCTGCAACAATTACAGAAATCGGTCGTTTTGTGTCGTCCGTCATATCAACATCTTCAAACACGATACCTTTAGCACCAGTTGCATTTGTCGGATATACGGAACCTGCTTTGATAATCTTCTTAGTTCCAACGGTTTCAGCATTTGTCTGCTCTGCTGTATAGGTTTTAAGTACAAGCCCTACCTCGGATTCAAGGATGTTAGGTGTGGATTCGTACTGCTCTGTTTTCATAAAAGCCATAATCTAAATCTCCTTTACTTAAATATTTACTGGGGCATTATCATCTGCCGGTTTATTTTCTGGGCACATTTTTGCTGAGTACGCCTTGGCGTATTCGGATGCTTCACTCTTCTTTTTTGGTTCTCCACCAGATTTACCGCCGCCCGGATTCGGTGTTTTTTTGAGAGCTTCTTTCTCCCAAGCTGCTTTTGCGGTATCAAGAGCGTTTTTATTTTCTACGGAAATTCCATCGACAAATGTCTGAGCTTCTTTGAGAGCATCCTCTGCGTTCATGTTGGAAAACGCTTTGATTGCTCCTGCATAGGCATCTCCTTTCATTCCTGCGTTTGCAAAAATAGAAGTAATTTTTCCTGTCAGAGCTTCTTTCTGGGAAATTGCAAGTGCAGATTCAAGGTCAGAAATTCTTTTTTCGTTTGCAGCTTTTTCTTTCTGACGTTCCAGTTCTGCTTTCTCAGCTTCAGTCATGTTCTGTTTTTTTAATTCTTCCAGTTCTTTTTCCAGTGCTTCTGCTTTATCAGCCTGCTCTTTTGCTTTCTGGGCTTTCGCTTTCTCTTTAGCCACATCAGAATTTGACTGATTCAGAAAAGAAGTAATCTGGTCATCGGTTGCATCTGGAAAAATCCTTTTAACATCTTCTCTTGTCATTGAAATCTCCTGTCACCAATACGCTTTTTTACGCTGTTCGCTCAGCTCAAGGTGTCTCCCATGTTCACGCTATCGGGGTGCATATTTTTGTGTATTAAAAAAGAGACGATTTCTCGTCCCTTAATTAGCTGTATCTTGCAGAGCATCTGCAATTGACTATCTCATTTGTAGATGGTGATTGTGATGTATCTTTTGGAAAAAGCATCAAACTGTTCCCGACGACAAATAATTCTTTAATTGGAATTGTTGTACCGCCGACTTCCAAATGGGTTTTTCTTTCTCTCTTATCTCCGACGTCAATCCATGTCTTAGTTTTTTTTCCAGATTCCAAAGCGTCTGAATATTCTTTGTAATTGAGTATTGAATTTGCTTCACACTCAGAAATAAACATCGCTCTGTCGTTCGAAAGATAATAATCGTTCGGATTGACCTTAGAATCTTTTGAACCCTCTGATTTTGTATCTTCTCCTATAATTGAAGAATTTTCCCCATATAAAAATGTAGCTGCTACAATTTGCTTTGAAATTTCATTGGCATACTGTTTTACATAGGAATCAACTGGCAAGTACTCAGAAGCCACGTCGATATATCTTTCATATAATTGAGTTGTGAGATATTCTTTATCTACCTCATCATTTTCAATCATAATTGCCGCCAGAGCTAAAATATAAAGGATAGCCTCTTCCATATTTTCGGAAAAAGCTATCCTCATATTCTTTTCTCCTTCGGTCAGCGACATCTTGTTAAAATACTGGCTATATGGTTCACTCCTGCGGTTGTCGAGTTCTCTGACGTTTAATTCGTCATAAGAAGCTGTCTTACTCATTCTTTGACCACATCCTTATTCAGAGAAATTGGGTTGAAATTCCCTAATAGTTCTTGTGCTTTTTGAACTTCTGCGCTTGGGTCTGCCAGTTCTGGGTAGATGGTTCCAAGATACGGCAAACTCATTTCGTATACTTTTTGCGGATCACTAAATAATCCGCAAGTAATCAACGCAATAAGCGGATGAATTTTATTTTTAAACAGATAATCAAGTGCTTGCGCTTTAACAAGCATATTATCAGTCGGGTTTCTGGTGATTTTTACATCGAAATCTCTGGTTGAAATATTTACATCCATTGATGTTTTTCGAATAATATTCAAAATAATTCTGGCAGATGCCTTTTCAGCTTCTTTTGTGAACGCTTCTACTAATTTTGCGTCTCTCTCTGCGAAATCCCAACCATTCCTCAGATATACTGCATTACCAGTATCACCGCCTGTATTGCTCTGACGGTTTGGCATCGCTTCTACAATGAGCATATTGTTATAAATATCATCCTTGGCAACCTGACTTTCTGACTGATTTAGTTCGGCGGTCATCATGTCAACATCTGATTGGGTTCCGTTCCCTACATCCTTGACTGATACAGCACCGAGTTTTATCATCTTTAGAAATTCCTGCTCATCAATTTCACAGTTCTTAAATTTCATCAGGGCTTGCACAAACTGCTCAACACCATTCAGCCTATCAGATTGATATTTGTTGATTGCATCATACATTGTGATTGCAATTTCGATATCAGAAAGTCTGTCATGATTATTTGGGTATTCGACAATTGGAATTCCGCCGAAACCATTAATTCCAGATTCTGTTACTGCTCCATTTTGTATTTTGAAATACTGTCTTGAGGAATAGCATTGATAATATTGCTGATTGTCCTCGTCTTTTAAAATCTGAACGGAAAGCATTGGTTTGCCTGTGACGCTCGAATAAATAATATATACATCCTGTGGTGATGGAATAAATATTCTAAAAGGCGGTAAATCTCTGTTTTCTGTCCATTCATCTTCTCTCAGAATTGCTTTGTATGCAGTTCCTACAGCACTCTGGTATATTCCCAGCTGAATGTTTCTGGCATCTGCGTTGGCTTCATCCAGATAATCATTGAGCCGGTCAACTTGTTCATTTGTTTTTTCACTCGCTTTTTTCTTTTTGCAGACATACTGAATAGGTTCTCCATATATCTGTCCGGCCTTGAATTTTACTGTTTCAAGAGCATGATTTTCGACAACTTTGTTATTAACCTCAGGCCGAACAAGTTTCTCACGATATAGAATCGGCTGGTCGCCTTTGTAATATCTGTATAGATAATCTATCAAGGTTCTGTTCCTGTTGTGGATTCCAATTGTATCAGAAAGAACCTGTGCCACATTCTGGGGAGTAATCTGGTCTACGCCAGTATAGGCAATCTTTCTGCCAAACTCTCCTTGGCATAGGTCAACAAAGTTTATTTTGTTTCTCCCCACTGCCTATCCTCCTATTTTTCTGCATGAAAAAAGCACTGAGTTTCCCCAGTGCTACATTATTACATTTTATATTATACAACGTTTTTAAGTATGTTTCAGTATGGAGTTAAGATTCGAACCCTTTTATTTTTTTCACCGCTGCTATTGCGGACAAATGAAGTTCTTTAGTCCTCTGATATGAATAACCTACTTCATCGGCGATTACATCAAGTGACTTTCCTTCTGCATATCTTTTAAAAAGAATATCATAAAAAACAGAGTTAGTCACGGAATCAATTGTTTTAGTAACTTCAATGCGAACTTCCAGACACTTATTTGTAGTTTCGATAATATCATTTTTTAAATCTACGATTTTAGCTACTGTTTCTCCAATTTTGTCGCATGGTCCGGATGTCTGGACTCTTTCAGAATCATATGAAAAAGATTTTATCCCTTGTGCAAGAGACTCAAGATATTCAAGCTCTTCGAGCTTGTTTCTTCTGATTTTATCATATCTTTGTATTTGATTCAAATATTCTCTTGTGTCCATATTATCTCCTTCCCCAAAATGGATTGTGCATCGCTTTAGCTTTACCGCCCAACGGATTTTGAACGTATTCCGACATCATAGCCAAGCTGTCAGGACCATCATCATGTGCTACTTTTGCCCTTGTGGTATATGTGGTTACATTCCCCATAAATAGCCCATAATCAGACTTCGGTTTATACTGGCTTGGATGTAAAAAATAAAAATGATTCACAATATAATTTGAATTGACAAGGATTTTCGTCTCTTTGTTTGCCTGAGTAGGTCTGGTTTCTATTTCTGCTCGGCATTTCCCATCAATGAGTTTTTGGACGTCATGAGCGACACGATTTCCGACGTTATTTGATTCAAAGCGAATCATATGTGGGTTGTGTTTAGTCAGTATGTCTGCGGTCTTTCTGTCCAAAATATCGTAATCTGTGGTATCATCGAATACGGCGTCTACAATAAAGAATTTATCGCCATATTGATATGCAATCGGTAATGATTCAAAGTCGGTTCCTTTGTCTTTTGTATCGCATACTGCCCATATCGCATCTGCTTCTCTGTCTGGTATAATTGTGTATTCGTCCGTGCATCCATCGGGCACGTCTTCTCTGTCGAAGAAAAATCTTTTTAGCTTATCTGGTGGAAGTAGCAATCCTTCACGTTCTACCGGTTGTTGCTGGTAAAGACAGTTATAAGAGATTTCGTCCATGGACTCTTTAGCATCGTTGAAATATTTCTCAGAGAACCCATTTACTGTGAACAAGAAATTACTTTTGCCGTTCTCGTCAAGTGCCGGTACTGCTATAAACCTCGCTCTTGGATTTCCGGCGTATAGCTGCTGTAGCTTTCCGATAGGGTCATGCACTGACCATCTGGTAGCAATGTAAAACTCTTTGCACCCTTCAAGTCTACGGGAACGCAAGTCATTTACTACTTTTGTCCATAAGGTGTCCAGTCGATTCTTGTTCAGTGCTTCTTCGATGCCAGACACAAGGTCATCGGCGGTAAGGAATCGGTTGCATCGGGTCGCACCAGTCAGAGAACCATCGATTGAACGGAACGTCCAAGTTTTAAAACGTCCGTTTCTTTCAAGATTTACTGTTGTTTCTTTTGCATTTGTTCCCTGTATTTCTACATTCGGAAAAATCTCATGCCATGTATATTCAACAGGGTCGTTGATAATCTCCAATACTCCATCATAGAGAGAGCGAGTCAAAATACTACTATGTGCAGATGATAAATTAAAATCATTGGGGAACCACCCGCCAACAAGTGAAAGAAAGAAATCTTCAAGAGTCGATTTGCCACAGCCAGGAGGTACGCTCAATGCAAATATATCAAGCTTATCGTCCATCAGGTCTTGCAACGAACTTATAATATTATGCTGCAAAAACACATTTCTTCGTGGTTCATAAAATCGTTCTTTTGGAATTCGGTTCTTTTCAAGGTAAAGCAATCCACTGTCAACTTGATAGTTCTGTGCTTCCAACAGTAAATATTTCCAGTAAATATCGTCAAAATCTCCACTTCCAGTAATAGCAGCTTGCCTTTCTGCGATATTATGTGCGTACTGGCTTACCTTTATTCCCATCTGTTGCGCATCTGGATTATCCTTGAAAGGAATGTCAATATTCATATTTAACAGCAGATCAAGGCAGTCTTTCTGGTTTTGATAGACTGTCATATCGCCATTGATGATTTGATTTAGGATTGCCCGATACCATTCAAGCGAACCTTCTGTAAATTTTTGCATAAAAATAGAGCCAGACCTCCTTTCTTCTTAGGATTTAGTCTGGCTCTCATGTGGCTCTTTGACTGTTATTCACTTGCTTTGAAGTTATATACAGGTTTGATAATATCAACTATCTCTACAGTATCTTTGATATTATCAATAATTTCTTGCGGTGGTTTGTAGGCCATAGGGCTTTCATCAATTGTGGATTTCTGAACGGATGTTGTGTATATCCCATCCATAGACTCCTTAAATTCTTCTAACGAGATGTTTTCTTTTGCTTTTGATCGGCTCATAATGCGTCCTGCACCATGCGGGGCCGAACAGTTCCAATCATCGTTTCCTTTTCCAACTGCAATAATGCATCCATCTCGCATATTCATTGGGATAAGAACTTTTTCGCCATGTCTAGCTGATATTGCGCCTTTACGAACAATGTTTGTATCGTGGTCAATATAATTATGAATTGTATCAAACCATGTGTTTCTTTGGAGCGTCCAATTCATAGTGTAAAATATAGCACTCTGTATGCATCGTCTGTTTATTCTTGCAAATTCTTGACAGATTTTCATATCATGCAGATATTGTTTTCTATGTTCTCCCGTCAGGTAACATAATTCTTTCGGAATACCTAGTTTGCCCGGCTTCCGTTTTCGTTTTAATTCATCAATACCATTTTGTATATCCTTGTGTCTTCCAGAACGCTTGTATTCTTTCACTAATTTCTGTATTTCAGTTTCAAGTTCATCTGTATTCTGTGTATCTTCTATGGCAATTTTCTGATATATTTCAGCCACTTGTTTCCCAAGATTGCGACTCCCAGTGTGGATTACAAGATAATTTAATCCTTTCGAATCAGTGTCAACTTCAATGAAATGATTTCCGCCCCCAAGTGTACCAAGGCTCCTGCGAATCCATTCAATATTTTTGAGTCGAGAAAAACAATGAAGTTCTTCTAATTCTTCAAAATTTATGATTTCGTCACGTACGTTTCTTCCTGCCGGAACATTGTTTCTTATTACTTCGTCGAGAATTTTAAAATCTATTGTTCCAACGTCAGCAGGGATTTGTGTTGTAAGCATTCCACATCCAATGTCTACACCAACAATGTTCGGAATTACTTTATCTCCGAGATCAGCAGTAAAACCAATTACACATCCCGCTCCTGCGTGAACATCTGGCATGATTCGTACTTTGCATTCAGAAAATGCAGGCTGTTTTATCAATCTATAAATCTGATTTAATGCTTCTGGTTCGATATTATCTGTAAATATCTTCAAGTTGCTCATAATGGCACTCCTTTCTGGCTCTCTGACTGGTTATTATTCCCACAGAAACTTATCTGTTTCTTTCAAATTATTAACTGTTCTTTTTAATATAAGTATTCCACACTTTTTGCAATAATACGGATGGAAGCGCTGATTAGAGCCGTACGGCTTAAATTTATTAAAATTATAATTATACGGATTGAATATCTCGCATTCTTCAAAATCGTGGTCGCATTCTGGTAGCTTCATTCAATCATCTCAAATCCGGAATCCCTAACTGTTTATAAGTAAATATGGCTGTATACTTTTTTCCACATTTGTAGCAAGTTTCCGTAATGGTGCAAGTCTTTTCTTTATCGTCACATTTTGATTCTGTATCTGAACTTTTGAATTTACATCCTCCCGTTAGAAAGCATTTGATTCTTTTTTTATTCATACATTCACCATGAACTCTTTCTTACAATTGCTTCCCTTGCATTTGTACGGCATCCGATAAATTTTTGTAGTAGGAAGTATTTTCAACGCTCTCTTTCCACAATAAGGGCACGATACCCATTTCTCTCCGTTTACTGTTTTGATTTGTGCTGAGCCGTCCCATGGCTCAGGCATATTCATATATTCAGAGAAGTCGACTCCTTCTGATTCAAGTGCTGTTTTAATGCTCATTTCCCGTTATCCTTTCTTACTAAGGTGAAAATTGTTTCGTAGTTATCTCCGATGTAATCCGAACATTCTGGATTTTTATGAAATAAAACAGTGTTTCCTGCCAGAAGCACATGCTTGTCTGGATAAAATCTGGTCGGGATGTTCATTCGATGGCATTCTCCCTCAAGATTATATACAGTATCAAAAAATCCAATATCGGTACCTGAATAATTAATTCTCATAAGCGAATATGTCCCTATCTGGTCGAACTTAAAATGATTTTATTCTTACACTGCGGGCAAATGATGTATTTTCTCTTGTACCCGAATCCAGATGGCATATTTGTAGCAAAATGATTCTCTATATTTTCATCTTTCACATCTTCGGACTCGTCATAGCTCAATACTGTACCGCATTTGTTACAAGTTGCTTCTTTTAATGTACCAGGTTTCAAAATCTTAATCATGGCAATCCTCCTTTATCAATCAAGCTGTCTTCTCGAACAACTCAAGAATAAACTCTCGTCCCATCTGTGTGATTCGCCTGTGATAGATTACTCTTCCAGAATCCAGAACTTCCTGTTTGATTTCTTCGTACCCACAATTGCTATACTGCGAAAACATCACCCATGTACCATTTACCTGATACTGTATCTTTTTCTCTGCCAGAATCCGATTTAGCTGTATTGCTGATTTCAGTCCCAGTTCTTTTGCAATCTCAGTAATGGTATAGGTTTTGTTGACATGCATCAGAATAGCATTCTTTCTCTCGGCTTCCACTCTCGCAGCACGTTCTTCTTTCAGTTTGGTCAGAAGTTCGATGCCGAAATCTGGATTATTCAGAATATTATCAATGACATTGTCCGTGGCATATATGCCATGCTTACGGATAGTCTTCAGAATCTCTTTGACTTCTTTCTTGAACTGTTTGGCAATCGGCTTTCTGGACTGCATTAAGACTTCGTAGAGTCCGTTCTCGGTAAGCATATTCATTTGCCTGTTCTGACCTGACCTAAGAATTGTTGAGACCAGCTTTTCATCATCGTCAATGCCCCTAAGCATTTCCGTTACGTTGCTATGTTCAATCCAATCGGCTACATCATTGGCCACAAACAACGGTTCTTCTGCTGTTCCGTAAACGCGAAACTGTTTTCCCAATACTTCCTGCTCATTCAATACTTTCAGTTCGTTCATTTCTCTCTTTCCTCCCTGTGCTTCATCTGGCATTCGATCATCTTTGCTACATTTTCACGTTCCTGTTTTATTCCATGTCCTTGACGGAACAATTCACATTCAAGGATATTTCCACATTTAGAACATTCGTCTTTAATTTCTTTTCCTGCTATTTGCATTCCCATCCATCCTGTACCATTCTAGGTTTGTATATTTTTTCAGTATACCCTTCGCCGTTGCATAAGTCGCAAGTGACTTCTTTTTCTACGTAATCAGCACAACATTCCCAGTATTGCGCACGATTTACTCTTTTGATAATAGTTCCACTTCCGCCGCACTTCGGACATCTGTGAATTTTGTTTCCTTGCATTAGTTTCACAAGGTCATCAAGAGTCGTTTCTCCACCATATGTATCTCTCAAACATATTGCCTCATAAATTTTCATTTTCTGCGTCCTCCCAAAATTCGCAAACACAATCTGGTTCCGTAAAATTAGCGCAGTGTTCACTGTCACCGTTGAAACATACCCATGTAAAATCGTCATGTTTCCTACATGTTTTACAACACTTTTCTTTTTGCATAATTAACACCTCAATTAAAAAAAATCCAGTGTGCCGACTTGAACGGCATAAATCTCCCAACGAGAAACACTGGAACCGAACGAAGTAAGAGAAAAAGATTCCAATGATTGCAGTTCATTGGAATCGGAAAGGCAGGAATCGAACCTGCGACACATAGCTTACAAGGCTATTGCTCTACCACTGAGCTACATTCCGTACCGCCTATAACGGCCAGTTCTCCGAAAAGAAACTGGGTTGATTCCCACATCACATGCTTTCGGACCGGATGAAAATATCCAGATAAGCATTAACCTTTCCATCGTAAAACGCATTAACTAGATGGTTCTTTTAGAATTGCCGACTATCACTTCTCACGGCCCGTGGTCTCATCTCTCTAAAAAGTTTTTTACGCAAACGCCTAGTGAGTTGTACGTTTACGCTCATGCGTAAATCCACCTGAGACATAGACCGCCTGTATACGAACAGCTTAACTCTAAGCGGATTAAAGCGGAACGCCCGGAATCGAACCGGAGACTAGGCTACTCGTCCCTATCAGCTTTCCACTAGCTGCACATTCCACATAACCCGGAAACTCCGGGTTAGCAATATGTTTATCGTGTTATGCTTTCCACTAGGCTGTTTTATGCCGTGCCAGCCCCACGGAGTTGTTTTCGGATTTGGATATTAATGTCTTTGTGTATAACAACAAAACCTTTTATATGTCTCTTGAAAACTTCCTGTCCTCAATGCGCGCTTATTGACAACAATTTAACTCGGAGACTGTGTAGAACGGGGAATTATCTTCATCGAACAGGCTGTGCCGTTACACACCTTTCATAAAAATAATCCACATACATTCATTCAACAGTTTTTTCTGTCCACAAAACGGATAGACAGCATATGGAAGAAATGGAAACTACAGGACTTGAACCTGTGACTTGTCGGTTATGAGCCGACCGTTCTGCCAACTGAACTAAGTCTCCTAAGCAGAGGGTTATTGCAGTTCAAGAGTAACTTCCTCTGCTGTTGCGATTCTTGCCCTCTCAGTCGCAACAAAGGGTCCGCTGCTCCACAAAAATGTGGAAACCATCCGGGACGTTTGAAGTCCCTTTATCCATCCCCTGATGGGATAGATGGTATTTCAGAGGAGCTATACCATTCCAACGATACAGCCGACTGGGCTAGTGGGATTCGAACCCGCGAATACAGCAGTCAAAGTGCTGTGCCTTACCGCTTGGCGATAGCCCATTGATTTCCGGGTTGGCGTTCCCGGAAACGTGATATATTCTGGTGGTTTTAGAAAGCATCATAGCTATTAATATTGTTAAGTCCGCGCCAGTTACTTTGCAATGGGTGGGAAAAAATTATATTATATTCCATTGAGTTTCACCAACGCAGACCTAAGCTACTCTGGATGCCTCGACCTGTCAGATTCAAAGGCTTTCCCTAACCTGAGAACGGCAGGTTTCTGATTTTCTTGTATTTTCACCCGTTCAATCAGTATAGTGAACAGGGGAATTTGTATTGTGAATGCTAACCACATTGGGTTCTCCTCTTATTCTGCAAAAATCCAATCATCTGCTAACATATCTGCCTGAGATGCAATCCATCCCATCTGTACGCCAGATGTTCCGACAAAAGCAATGGCTTTATTTCCGATCGCATCATGTTCGCAATTTACGATTTTATTATCAGCAGTCTTATACGAAATCCCGGTAGCAAGCTGAATGTACTGTTTCTTTCCGTTCCATCCTTTTCTCGCTACTTTCATACCTTTTTTCAGGTACTTAATCGCTTCTCCAAATGAGAATGTTGCTTCTCCGCCAAGAATCGGGCAGTTCTGGCCATTCGCATAAATCCACTCATCAGAAAGAATATTCTGAAGCGTATACTCCACATTCTGTGTTTCTCTTATATCCAGACAGCCGCCATCTTTTGTGTACATAAGGATTGTCTGGGATTCTTCATCCCACCACCAATATCCTCCCCATGATGGTAATTTCACTGGAATTCCAGATTTCATTTCTTTAAATGCTTCTTTAAATTTCATTACTTGCGTCCTCCTTTATAATCTAAAAATCACAACTGCATTAACTGCGAAACATATTTCCATTAATATAAATACTGCCGATGCTATTGGATTGTTTTTCTTTTCGGTTTCATCCTGTGATATAAGAAATGCTAAAACCAATGTAAAAAATGTAATATCTAACATGGCTGCTACAAATTTTGCAAGAATCATTCTTTCTGTTCCTCTCCGATCATAAAATCAAGAATCTTACCGGCGGTTTCGTCTTCTGGCTCAAATGGTAAACCGCAGGTGCAATACTTCTCAATTGCTGTTTTAAGGCTTGCTTTGAAGCCATTGTAAACTTCTCCATGTGTAAGAAGTTCGTGCCTTAAAATGGCTACTGCGTCGGTTAGTTTCTGTTTTGAAAGGTCAATCTTCACATCTCCATTCAGATCTTTACACGCCGTCGCGTTCCCCAAAAGAACTTTGACTTTATTTGCTTTAAATATCACGTATCCTTGAATTTTTCCAGGGTCTGGTTTTTCTCTTGTGAAAATCGCTGTTTCATCCATTACATATGCGTAATATACTGGGTCAATACTGTTCATTCTTCAAGTCCTCCATTTCTTTTACACTGATTCCGACTATCCCGGCGCTGTCTTTGCTGTCTGTAGATTTGAAATGCGCGTTTGGATGTTGTGGGTACATGAATTCAAACATAAGGTAATTTGCAGCGTCCACAAGGTATTCTGTATTCCCAGTGGAATTATATTTTTCAATGCACCGTTCCATTGTAGGAAGCGCCTGTACGTTTCCGGTCTGAAAGTTTTTCTTCGCTGGACCATATTTATAAAAGCTGGTTTTAACTCGGTTCTTACGAAGCTGGTCGAAACGCTCACTGTATTCTTCTGTCATATTGAACCCCTTTTTTATTTTTTGAAAAATTTTTGAGGTTGAGATATTAACTACCTCTTTCGGAAGTATTGTTCCAATGCTTCACGGGTGATCTGTGATACGCTTTTGCCGGTTTGATTCTTCTCGGCAATGAGCTTTTGTTCTAACTGATATGTGAGCCGAATTCTGATTGATTCTCCCTGATGGTTATTCTTTTTCATAGGCAGTGTCCTCAGCTTACAATTTCAATAGGATATCCGAAATGTTTTTCTAATTCAGCTATTGTTATCTTTCGTGGCTTCTTTATTTCAATATCAACACGTTGCACTGTACCATTTTCGGTTTTTGCAATGCCTTTTCCAGTATAGTTTTCGATTTCTTCGTTTGCATAAACACTTAAATGTTCATATCCGTATGTTCTGCACCATCTTGCAGCTAAGTCAGCGATTTTTCTTAAATCTTCCTTTTCATCTCCAAATAATTCAGAATATCGAACCGCTTGTTCGAACTCACTCGGTGTTATCTTCTCGGGAGATATAACCTGTTTATACGGGCTTCCGATAAAATGGAAAAACCTACATGGTTCCATTACTTTTTCGCCTTTTGGTAAAGAAAATCCTTGTGCGACTGCTTTCTTTAATAAATGTTCGGATTCGATATCATTTTCTGTAACAACAGATTTATTTGTAAAATCAATCATTCGTATTGTCCTCCAATAGTTTATATAAGGTACCTCTTGAAATCCCCATGATTTCTGCAAATTGGACTTTCGTAATCTCTCCATTCTGCCATCTGGTTTTTGTGCTTTTAAAAAGTTCCTTATCAATTTCTTTTTTGGCACGTCCTTTATACTTGCCCTGAGCTTTTGCGATTTCTATGCCCTCTCTCTGGCGCTGTCGAATGTTTTCACGTTCTCTTTGTGCCACATAAGAAAGTAACTGAAGGACAATATCTGAAATTAACGTACCAGTTAAGTCTTTACTCTGGCAAGTATTAAGTAACGGCATGTCTTGTACGATAATGTCCGCGCCGATTTCTTTAGTAATTTTTCTCCATTCATTGATAATTTCTTCATAATTTCTTCCTAGCCGATCAATAGAATGAATCACCAGCACGTCACCTTTTTGTAACTCCGAAATCATTTTCTGATATTCGGGACGGTCAAAATCTTTACCAGATTTCTTATCCATGTAAATTTTACCAACTCCATCCGTTTTCATAGCTTCAATCTGCCTTGCTTCATTCTGATCTACTGTTGATACTCTCACATAACCTATTTTCATATATACACGCCTCCGTTTCGTTATATATCAATTATACACCGTATCGTGTGTAATATCAAGTAGTTTATACACGTTTTGGTGAATTTTGATTGATTTTTTTAACGTATGCGTTTATTATGTGATTAGGAGGTGATATTTTGGTATCTCAAAAAATTAAGCAAATAATGAAAATGAAAAAAGTTACAAATGTTCAGGTAGCTGAATATCTTGGCACTTCTCCTCAAGCACTGGCGAATAAATTCTCAAGAGAAACACTGTCCGCCGACGAGATGATTTCTATTTTAGAATTTCTCGGTTGCCGGATTGTTGTCGAAACAATCCCGGATGTTGTTGTACAATTCAATACTGGTGATCTCAAAAGGGAACCGTAATGGTTCTCTTTTTTCATGCCCTGATTAGTCCCTGTCATTGAAGCAACAGCAGCTAAAGTTTATTCTACTCATATTTAAACTCTCCGCTGCGGAGAAATCAGGAGCTGCACCTGTATTGCCTTATTTCTTATGGCAGAGAAATCATTAAGGCTTATGGCTTGTCGTGTTGCAATCACTATCTCTGTCATGGAAAACTCTTTTTTATTTCTCGGGAAAATTTTAAGCCTTGCTGTTGGAAAAGGCTTTTTTTAATTTTTCGGGAATTCGGAGTACTTACTCGGCGTGTGTTGGGGCTTATATAGACCCCCTCCCGGTATCCATGCCGGACGCTACCAGGGAAGCCCGCTGCCCCATGGGTTCCCGCTTCCCTGGCTTAACGCTGACTCTGAAAGGCCTGCGGCAGTGATCAAGGAAGTACTTTAGATGCAAATCTGTTGTAATATTGCACAAATATTTCTGTTTTACTCTCTGTTCAAAATGGGTGTACCCTAAAAGAACATTGAACATTACTATATATTGTATATTCAAGTCACAAACAACAACATCTTGTTATAGCTCCGGCTTTTCCATCTCTGGAAGCTCCAGCGCTGCCCTGTGTTTGTCCGCGATCTGCTGTGCTGTCTGGTGTGGTATGCCGTCCTGCTGCGCTATCTGCCCTGGTGCCGTCTCTGCCATTCCATAAGCTGCTTTGGCAATAAATATCAAGTTGGCATTTGTGCCGGACTGATTGTTAAGCCTGTTAACTGTGCAATTCTTGCAGATATCGAACCATTTTTTAACCGTGGTGCCATGCGATGAGTTTGCTCTATAGTCTCCACGCATCCAATCGCTAAACGTTGAACGGTTAATACCAACTAGAAAACTAAACACCTCCAGCGTTGGCAATACACTGTACTTACTGCATATCCTGACAAATATATTAAATATCTTATCAAGCAGCTCTATATCGTCATTACTTGGCTTTGGTATTCTATCATGAACATAAAAGACCATATCTACAAAACTATCAGCAACAGTAGCTTTGTATTCTTTCTGTGTATCAAATTCCTCAGGAGTTACTTGTAACACAGTGTTTATATATTCATCCACGAGCCTATATATATCATTCTCATATACCTCTATTCCCTGTTCTGTTACTGTTGTATTACTCTTTTTCACTGTATCACCTCCGGATGATTAATATAAATTAAAAAAAGTCTGGACCTACTACGACAATACAAACATACAAATCACTTCTGTGATCGTAAAAGTAAAGTCATAGTAAAACCAGACTCGGTAGCATAATTAAAAGTTATAATAAATTATTCTGTTTTTCTCTGTATCTCTGTTATAGCAAAGATAATATACCTTTGTCAATACCATATTTTATTTTCTTTTATTCTCTTATTACTCCCCCTAGTAATTATATATATTATATCTATACAGTACTGTATAGCATATATATATTAATAAACTCTAGGGCTTTGGAATCTTGGAGGGGATTATATAGACAGTTATTATATATTTATACGCCTTGTAATACTGTTATTTTCCGGCTATTAAACACAAAAAGTCAGACCTTCCGGCACCTTGTCCGGCGTGATCTGGCTGCTAAATTCTTATTCTTTTCGCGCTCTGGCTATCGCTCCCCTCCTGAGTTCCGTCGCCTGTCGTTGATTTTATTTTATCCACATCAGTTTTAAAAATCAAGCCTTAAAATAAAAAAATTTTGCTTGACAACTTCGACGGTTTTGTGCTAAATGTATTTTAACAACTTCGGCGGCGGGGTTGTTCCCCCTCATATTACGCCGCCAAAATAAGACAATAAAAGCCCCGGGATTATCTCCTAGGGCTTGTTTTTATTTCCAACGTTTTACGATGTCCCCATCGTAATGATTGGGCGCGTCTTCATCTGGATTGATGCTTTCCAGCACGTAAAACGCCGTTCTATGTTTCTTTTCGCACCTTGTTAGATGCTCCCATTGTCCATCCGCTTCCTGAAGGGCTTCTTCTTTGTCCTCAAATTCATCGGTGAAACAATCACCGTCTGCATAATCCATGATTATATACTTCATTGCTCTGTCTCCTAGTTAATCCCGATAACTTTGACTCGGGTCTGTAAAATATCATCCGCAGGTTCCAGAATCTCGAAGTCAACAATATATTCCTCCCCGTCCTGGTACACGGCGATCGCTCCAGACTCTAGCAGTTCCTCGCCGTCCCCGTTTCCGTCCCAGAGCTGTCCGAAATAATATTCTTTGCCAGCTTCAATTGTGTTTTCTGCTCCGAGGACGTACGATAATGTGTTTAATTTCATTTTATTTTCCTCCTATCCGCCCCTGCCCGGGGCTGTGATTGGTTCAACTCATTCTTTTTAAGATTTCTTCTTTTAACAGTCTGGATTCAAAAAAATCATTATTAGTTGCATATTCATAAAGCAACTTTTCGTTTGAAAGCTTCAGCATATCGTAAACTTCTTGCTTTCTCTTTGATATTTTTTCTTGATCTTCCTGTACCCTTTTCAACCTTGCATCAACTACTTTTAATGTTTCGAGATTGTACAAATATTCACCGTTCAAAATTCCGGATTTTATTAATTTGTACTCTACTAAATACATTTTATTTCGAATTTCGTCATAATACAAACAATCTGATTCATCAATAACTTTTACAATTTTAAAATCAAAGTCATCATTTTTCAAAATATCTTGTTGTATTGACCTGTTATTGTGTTTTCCTCTTGTGATTTCTCCCTTATGGACTTCCGCACGCTTTTTTAATTGTGTAGAAGAACCTATATATTTCTTTCCGGTTCTTCTATTTGTTATTGTGTATACTCCGCATTGGTCTTTATCTGGAATATTGAATAAATCGCTCATTCTGTAACCACTTCCTTTCTATGGTTACAGTATAGCATTTATTAAACTATGCGTCAAGTAATTTATTAAACTATTCTTCTAATTTTTCATTCTTTCCAATTCTTTCTGTATGCACTCCAAAACGAATGCAGACATCTTGACTCCTTTTAGATCGGCTGCTCTTTTTACGTCTTCCTTAGTTCCCTTTGGTGCCATTACTGTTATACGGTCGTACTTGTCTTTTTGATATTGTGCAATATATGAAAGTTCCTTTTCTTTCTCTTTAAATGCCATTTATTAACCCTCCTGTTATTGTTTGCTTTGATTATATCATTTATTAAACTATGCGTCAATCGGCTATGGGTTTTTATTTCGATATTTTTTATTTCCTATTATATGTGGAGAAAAAACACTATTTTAAAAATAATACATTTATTAAACTATGCTATTGACATCATTATTAAACTATGCTAATATATAACCATCAACAGAGAACAAGCAACCCGGTCATCAAGCCGGGAGAAAGAAGGAGAAAAAGCATGAGCAGAGAAGAAAGAATAAAAAGAGTAATTGAGTTATTAAACAGCTACGATGAAAACATCCAGGGTGCCGCAGAATGTGGTATTTCCGCAGAGGAATTGTGGAGCACACTTTACGCGCCACACATTCAGGCAATCATGGAAGAAAACAAATAAGGAGAAAAAACCATTATGAAGAAATTAATAATTGTGACAATGATCGCAGCCTTAGCACATGCTCCACAGAACTCCAACGTTTACACAATGCCGGGCGTATATCACGCAAGAACCCAGACAGTAGCCGACATTCGCGGCGAAGAATGGGGATTTGACGCAAAATTAAAAAACGGCACGAAAGTAGTAATAACTTTCGACAGCCGCGGCACATACGACATGAAAGATGATGCTGTATTAAGTTTAAGGAGGGTTAAAAAATGAGCAAATATTTTAAAAGCGTAGAAAGTTACAAAGATTTAAAAAACCAGTATAAAAAGCTTCTGAAGGAGAATCATCCAGATAACGGCGGCGATTTGGAAACTATGAAGGAAATTAATGTGGAATATGATGCGTTTTTCAAAATATGGAAAGACCGCGCAGAAGTCAACAACGATCTGACAGAAGAGGAAAAGTCAGAGACTGCCAGCAGCACAAGAAGTAATTTTTATACTGCTTTCGGCTGGGAAGGAGTCAACCACGACTGGAGCCGTTCACTGAAAGAGGTTGCGCAGATTGTCCGTAAATATGTAAAAGAGAAATACCCGACATATAAATTCAGTGTACGCACCTCATACGCTTCTATGTGCCAGGAATTGCACGTTGAATTAAAGGAGAGCCCGATTGCAGTTTATAAGCCTTTTGAAGAGCTTACAAGCAACGACTTTCTTGAGATTTCCCGCCGGTTATATCCTTTTGACGGTGAAAAAAGAATGGATTTTCTGGACCTTCCGGAAGAAGAAAAAGCAAAAATAATTGACGAATCTAATAATAGTTATAGATTCGTTCTGAATGAAGTAACACGGTCAGTTATTGACGACGTGGACACTTTTGTAAAATCTTATAACTATCACGATTGCGACGGAATGATTGACTATTTTGATGTAGATTTCTATTATTTCGGATGTTGCCGAAATAACGGCGCGGATGTCAAAATCGTTCAGAAAACTGCCAGAATTAAGAATAAATCAAGCAAGCCGGCTGTGAAAAAGGAAACTGCTAAAGAATCAGCACCGGAACCGGAAGCAATCGTGAAAAAAACCGGCTACACATACAAAATCACGCAAGGAGATGACACCCGCGACGGCTCCACACTGTGGATTGTCCGAATTAATGAGACTTTGACACGTGACGAATACATAGCAGAAAATAAGAATATGAAAGACCGCGGCGGATATTACAGCAAGTTTAAACATGGGTTTATTTTCCGTTTTGACCCGTCGGAGGCCTTGGGAGGTGCTAAAAAATGAGATATGAGAAATATTTACAGCTGGTCGAGATCACCAGCGGCAGAAAGAAATTAGAGAAGCTATTAGACCAGATCGCGGATGACTTCGCCGGGATTAACGGCAGGCAATATGAAGCCCTCCGGTTTCTGATTATCTCGAAAATGTATGCTGCATAGAAAAAGCCCCAGTAAAACGCTGGGGCTCCTGCGGATATTAAATATTTGCTGATATTTTAATAAACGTCCGTAAAACAATTATAACAAGCGAAGCCGAGGAAATCAACCCCGGCTTCGCTTTTCTTCCGCCATCTCTAAAAGTTTATTGAACCCGTCAGGACCGTACAAGTCAAAAATATCTATTTGATACTTTGTGTCGCCGGTCAACAATGCGTCTAAATCGACTTTTTCGATATTTTCCGATGTAAGCGGTAAATAGTCCCGACTTGCAGGTTTGGACAGTTCTGCGGGCATTTCTGGGGCTTGTGTGGAGGTCTGCCGTTCTTCCGCCTTGTTAATTACATCTAATACACAATTAACAATAAATCCGTTTAAGCTGTCGCCTGCGGCGGCTCTTATGCGTTCCTCGTCTTCTTTTTTAAATCGCACTAAGGTTTTGAAATAATTATTTTTCTCATATTTTGCAGTTGCTTTCATGTGTGCTTTTGTCGTAGCCATTTTATACCCTCCCATCATTCTATATTAACACGTTATCATAATATCGTTATCGTGTCAACATCCATTTATTTCAGAGCATTTCGGAATAACACGTTATCGTAATATCGTTATCGTGTTATATATTGCACAAATTTGTATTTTCAAAAAGTCTTGATTTTATGCACTATTCCGTCTTGCAAATGTATCGCTAACGTGTTATTATAATCACATAAAGAACGAGGGAGGAAACAAAATGGCAAAAGTGATCAATTTCCCGGTTCAACAGTCAACCGGATTCAAAAATTTAAAAGACTTCTTTGAGGTTGTTACCTCATTCGAGACCTGCGACTTTTATTTGGCAGTCGCAGAAGAAATGAGAGTATCCGGGAAGATCACAGAAAACGAATTCTTGACACTTCGAAGAATCGGACGCCAGAAACGGTTTTCGCTAATGACTGATTAACACCTCCGGCGGCGGTCAATCCGTAGCCCCAACGCGACCGCCGGATTTCAAAAAATAAGAAAAGAGGTAAAAATATGAAAAAATTTGAAATCGGAAAAAGATACTATGAAAGCGGTTTAACGTTCGAAATCACGAACAAAACCGCTAAAACAATCACATACAAGGTGATTCAGCACGCCGGACGATATAACGAGCGCGTTGTAAAAGAAGGTCGCGCGAAGCTTTGTCAGTGGCCTGCCGGTGAGGTCTTCATGGACAACCACGGTCGAACAATAGAAGTATAATCAGACCGGCAAGCGTACCGGGGAGCATTTCCCCGGCGGCCTTTTAAAATAAAATCAGGAGGATTAAAACATGAAAAAATTAACATTAGTAGAATACGGATGTACAGGAACAGGCTATAGAAACGGCTCAGACGTTCCAAATTGCAGAGTTCGCGCAGAATTTGATACATTGGACGGCCTGCACGTTATTGCGGATTTTGGAAGCTACCAGAGGCGCGACGCAAATAAAAAAGGCTGTCCAGTGGTACAGTCTAACGCGTTACATGTCGGCGGAATATATTACGACGCTGAGGGTTGCGGACGTTCTTACGAATATAGGCTTGCACAAAGTGACTTTGACTTTACCCGCTTCGATTTCACAAATTCCGGAATCTTGGCTTTTGTGAATGAGGTAACCGGAGAAAACTATACGGAAACCGAGTTTATAAAAAGGGTTTAGCTTTCAGGCGTAACGGTTCCCGCCGGGTTCGATTCCCGGCAACGCCTTTTATAACCCGGCTCCCATGGGTAAAGGGAAGAAGAGAAATATATGTGGAATGTATACGAAGTAAAAAGTGATCAGAAATGGTTTTTTAAGTGTCTTGACAACGATAAATTTACCGCTGAAGTACTTTTTGATCATTTGCAAGCTGACTGGTCAAACGGTCATCATTTAACAACGTTGATTTTGATTTTTGAGGAGGAATGAAAAGATGATCACAATCAGAAAAGCCACGCAAAAACAAGCTATCACCGCTATAAAAAGCGGTGATTTTTCTGAAGTAAACAGAATAAAAGAAATTGCAGAAAAGGAAGCCAGAAAAGTATTTGAAGCTGTTTCTTCCGGTGCTGTCCCGCTGATATGGTATGACTTGCCGCCGGTGCGCTGCCAGTCTGGGGCGGTGTCTTTTATGCGGTACGCGCTGCATAAATCTACTAAAAAACCGGGATATTTACAACTTTCCTGTATGGAAATAAAAGATGTCCGCATGATTCCAACATCTGACCACCAGTACAATATTACTGGCGGCGGTTTTTCTGAGTTTTTCCGGGACTTGCCGCAGATCACGAATATAAATTATTTAGAGCAGTAAAACACTGTTCTTTTTCTGTTCTGGTGTCCTGCATCCGCTCCGGGCGGCGGTGGTTCGTGACCTGTGCGGGACTTCTCCGGGGCTTGCGTCCTGGTTTGATGCACATTGGCAATTATATATAGCTGTATTAGCTTATATTTGACATTTTAACGGATTTTATCGTGATTCTGGTATATTTTATCACAGTCATATAAAATCACCTTAAAACGTCAAATACAAATTGATAACAGGGATTGACGACAGAACGCAATGGGGTTATTATTACCGTGTATAGTTGCGCGGACGCTTCGCCCGGTCTGGTCTTTATGCTTCCGGACTGCGCGAAGCTATGCGGGCTTTGTTTGTGATCGCTCCGGCGGTCTTATTTCTGTACGCTTTTAGGCGTTTTGCTTAGACGGTTGTGCCTTAAACACTCATATAACGCCGTATTTGGATTTTTGAGCGCGTTTTATGTGATTTCTGTATATTTTACCAATGACGCGCAAAAGCGCTTTTAAACACATTTTACAACGTTATGTTTGAATTGATTTTAGCTCTGGCTGTGTCTGGCGCTGGCTCTGTGCTTTCGTGGGTTCCCGGTGGCGGTCTGCTGCTGATCGGCTGGCAGTTTCCGGGGCGGCCCTGGGATGGGGAAAGAACACCAAGGAAGTGTACGACAAGTCAGAAACAGCATCAAAATCGGTACGGTTTGAACTGGGAAAATCTGAAAAAAATCGCAGAAATCTGAAACTAATTCAGACCTGCGACTTTTTATTTTTTGTGCATTCTGTATATAATTTTCTATAACGTAGCTCGGCGTGATGTAAATTTTTCACTTCATCACATTCAATTCATCTTTTCCAGTCATGTTTCTTCGTCCCACAATACTGAAAAGTCTGCTTCGACGTTTCTTCTGTCGACCGGTTTCTTTATTTCTTCGTTTTGCTGATCCGCTACTGACTGTTCCCATGGTCCTTCCTTTCTGAACATTTCCTTCATGTTCTGACTACGTGAATTGAGGTTTATTATTGGCACATCCACATTGAGTTCGTCCGGCACGATACCCACGATCACAACTTTTGTTGGCTCAATTACCTCAAGCATTTCTTTGAAATTCTCACAAAATTCCAATCTGGCAGACTTAGACCGCACTCTCCCATTAGTGCAACATGATACAGTGCTTCTGTGCGGCGTACCGTCAAAAATCCACGGCATTTCCTTTGGACTGATAACATTTACCGATGGTATGATATTAACACCTAAAATCGCAAAATAGAAACCTAGAGCATGATTCCTGTATAGGTTGTATATATTTAGTGCTGTAGGCATCCCGGAAGCAATTGTGAAATCTGGACTGCAAACTGAATGGAAACATTTCAGATGCTCAATGTACTGGTCCGGCTGATTCCATACCTGTAAGAAACTCTTGTCGTCAATATAAAAATTCACCGTCAAGTCCTTATGCCCTTTTAATGATCTGGATTTTGAAGAAACGAAGTCTATGCTTTTCTTCGGTACCAGCTGTATCGGCGGAATAACTGGTATCTGGTACGGACCATCCAACTCTGCGCCGGTTATCAGATATTCTTTCATTACATCGTATGCGGTATGTATCATACTGTCTCACTCCTTTGAATACATTATACTGTATTCATTAAAAAAGTGCAAAAAATAATCGCCTTTCAGCGATTTTATCTGAAGTTTTCTTATATCTCGCATACAAGATTCCTCCATGTCTTATTATCGAATATTTGTTTGTGTTCCCTAGGGTGTTCCCTTGCGGATTCCAGAAGTCCCGAAACCCGCATAAAATCAAGGTTTTCTTAGCAGCCAGTACGGGAATCGAACCCGTTTATAGAACCCTTATTTTCCAGTAAAATCAAGGGCTTTCGGGATTTTCAAGGTGTTCCCTTTTGTTCCCTAGCTGTTCCCTGTCAGTAAAAAACAACCATACTTTAGATCAGATTTTTATTTTGCTATAACCGAAAATTCCTGAATATTATCCATGATTTCCTGCTTTTTTGCAAGTGTTTTTCTGTCTCTGTGGTAGAAATTCTCGGAACATTTTATATTTGAATGTCCCATCTGAGATATTACCATCTGGTTGTCAATACTGTGATCGAGAAGAATTGAACAGTAAGTTTTTCTGATTTTGTGCGGTGATTTCTGAACACATCCTGTTTCTTTACAAGCCTTGTATAGTCGCCGTCTAAATACAGATGCATTAAGCCTATGACCATCCATAAAAAATATGTACTCGTAAAATGCTGACATGCATCTTAGTCTTTGCAGAATCCAGACACATCCATGTGGAATCACTATATTTCTCACGCCTGCTTCTGATTTTGGAAAGTTCTTTACATCAAAAATTAAACTATGATCAACAGTGTACCGTGTCTCTGTGCGACGTATCTTTAATATGCTTGGACTTTCCACGTTGCTGCTATAAACCCAGTCTTCCCACTTTAGCGAACTTAATTCGCCGACTCTTATTCCAGTCACAAACATAAGCAGAATTCCAAGATTTACCATATCAAGATTGTCTTTGAGATAATCAACGATTCTTTTCATTTCGGCGTCGCTGAATACCTCTTCTAATTCTTCCTTAACATTCTTCTTAAATTCACGGTCGCTCACGTCCAGATCATAAAAAAGCTCTTCCACGTTCCAATCTATCAGTTTCTTTCTCTTCGCCCATTTCAATGTGCCTCTGGCTATTGTCTTGAGGTTTGAGAATCCCTTTGCTGTCAGATTGTATTTCCCCGTCTGCTCTTCAAGGAAACTACTAAAATCCTCCGAGTCAACATCTCGTATTCTTTCAGTACCAAATTCTTTGAAATGGCGGTCAAAAACCTGTTGGTATCTCTGCTTTGTGGACATTGATATCTTGCCCAGTTCCTGACGGCGTTCAAGCCATTCATCAAAGATTTCACTTATTTTAGGATTCTCAATCTTTTCCTTATAGATTCTGACTATTTCATCTTCCAGGTCTTCCCTGTTTCTCCTCTTAATCAGTCTTCTTTTCTTAGTTTCATCATCATAAATACGGATTTTCCAATATCCGTCCGAAGCCTCCCAAATACTAGCTTCATATTGTTCCAATATGTCCCTTCTTTTGCTCATTTCTATGTTTTCTTGTATGTGAGATAAGTCGATAATACCATTCTCTATAGCATATTTCAAGTCGTCATTATTCATAAAAAATAAGGAGGAACCGGGATATCCTTTCGCTGGCCAGCGGTTCCTCGTTCCTCCTTTCTTTCACACATAATCAAAAATATTCATCTGTCCTTCCGGCATATCATCTTCGAGATTAAAGAATTTACAGGCAATGAAATTTCCATGCCAATCCCGATCACCGCCGTACATCAGACATTTTTCTCTCTTTCCGTCCCTATAGAATCGGCATTCAGCGCATTTATGCTGATATGCTGTTCCTCCAGAACGCTTATACATTTCACTTATTGTTCTCATGCTCTTTCCTCTTCCATGCAAACGGTGGGATTTTAAAACTGTGTTGACAGGTAACTCGAAGCGCGCAGCTCTCACATTTATTATCTGTCGCTTTGCAGTAATCCATGATGATGTTTACACACGTTCCTACCATTTCGGGTGTGATGTCATAATCCATATTCACTCTCTCCGCCTTTTCTCTTACCACGCTTTAAAATTCCTTTCTGTACGCATTCCGTAGGCGGACATCCTCTTGAATGACCAACAATAAGAATATAATCACAGGTAGCATTCGATATAGATGACGGACTGCTTTTAGAAAGATATACGTATTTCATGCATTGATTACGTTTCAGCTCAACTACTTCCCTCTCTGACATTTCTTTCCATCTTTTTCTTCTCATTTTGCTACTCCCATTCCTTGAATCATCTTCATTCTCAAATGTTCCGCGATGTGCTCCCTGACGGATTCCTCTGGAAATGGAATTTCAAGTGACCGTTCCAGAATCCTGTTTGTGATTCTCTCATCGTATTTCAATTCTGATATCTGACAGTTACTTGTGAATATAGTAATTTTCCTATCGACATACCGTCCATTAATAATGCTATAGAATCTTTCGTTAATCCAGTCCTTTCCAGAATCGGCACCAAAGTCGTCAATGATAAGGATTTCTGTTCTGGATAAATCCTCTATCAGCTTTCCTTCCGCATTCTCTTTGACTCCCCACGTGTTTTTGATCTCATCAAGGATTCTGAGAGACGTGGTGAATTTGACAGGCTTCTGGTATTTCTTCATGATTTCATTTGCCAAGCTGCATACTGTTTTAGTTTTGCCAGAACCTTTTGCATTCGAGAAAAGATATAATCCTATTCCTTTCTTCTGCATATCAGTAAGGTTTTTAAACCAATAATTTACTGCCTGAGCCGCCTGAGAAAATACTTTTCGACTCTCGGCGTTCAAATATACACTTGACTTCAAATCATTGAAATTTGAGCCTTTAAATACGTTTGGAAGCTCCGCAAATTTCAATTGATTTTCAAGGATTGTTCTCTTTCTGATTCCGCAAGGGCATTCCTCACAATAAGGAATACCACTTGCGTCTCTTCCCCATCTCCACCCGCTGTCCCCACATTCAGGGCATTCAAGCGAACGGGGTGTCTGATTCTTCTCCGTTCCATTCTCCAAGTGGGATGATTGGTTCGACATTTCTTTGAGCTGTGCCAGTTCCATTTCGCATATCCTCCCTGTTATGGTATTTGTTTTCAAGTATTTTTAAGAAGTTGTTTGGTTTCACGAACCATTCAAAATTTATCATAAAATCAGTTTTCTTTCCCATGAGGAAGTCACTGTTTTGTACATTTTTCAACGCTTCCATTACCTTGTCCATGCCGTATTCACGGATTCTTGCTTTCAACATCTGCGTTCTTCTTGCTGTCATTCTTGCAATCGGCTGAATACCGAACTGCTGAAGCTTATTCCATTCATCGACTACTTTCTGCACATCACCGGGCTTGACTAAATCTTTTTCGCAAGAAATTTGTTCTGGAATCTCTTCTTCCGACAATTCTTTCTGGCGCTTTCTATGCTCAGCAACTCGTTTTCTTGTCTGCTCTCTGATTTTTTCAAGTCCATCAATGTTCTGGTGCTCTTCCCATCCGGGGATTGAAAGCAATGTTCCGTCTCTGGTTATCATGCCGAACTTTTCAAGAATTGTGAGTGCAAGCTCGATCACACTCTCATCAAAATCCAGTTCGTCAGCCAGCATTTTATTTGTATATGGAATATTCTCTGTCAGAAAAATAATCCCGTTTGAATTACAACGCCCTGCCATCGTCAGGAGCATCATCCAGATCAGAACGATATTGTTTCCTTCTGGAAGTTTTCTGATATGCCGGATTTTCTTGTTGTCGAACATATCTATTTCTAATCGAATCCAACTCACCTTTGTCATTTAGCCACCTTCCCGTCTGGTAAGGACGTTTTCGCCCTTACCGCATTGATTTTCGAATGAATTTCTCCATTAAAGAGTCCATCCAGTTTTTTGTGTGATTTTCACAGCTATCATCTTCCTCTATCAGGATACCTTTACGGTCGCAAAGACCATTATCGTTTTCAATGCAAGTTTTGCATGTTTTATCTGCCATTTTCCTCACCCCAATCTAATTTCTGTCCACACTTATTGCAATAAAAATCCGATTTATAAAGTCCCTCACTATTACAAACTGGGCAGTTACCTTTTGTTGCATAATATCTGCCAGAAAAATCGAAAATAGATTTCATATTATTTGGTTTCATCGGAATCTGCTTTTTCAACGCTTTAATGGCTCCCATTCTAACTTCATAAGTACAGTTACCACCATAGGCTGTGTCACCATAACTTAATTCTTTTAATGCTTCTTCTGGTTTCATTTCTTCATCTCCTCCAACTTCTTCTCAGCATCTTCACGGGTGAGGAATATAGATTCTCCAAAATCACATTCTCTAAAGTATGCCACAATAAAACTATTCGTTACTTTTGCGTAAATTCTGAATTGTTCTCCAGACGCATAATAAGATACGCTTGATAAAAAAGATTCATATACTTCATATTCCACATCTCCATCATATTCATCATAACCAAACACATTAATTGGCGATGTTACCACCCAAACCGTGTCTCCAACCTTACACGGTAATCTCACAAGCAAGCCCTTTCCTTCTAAGTCTTCATAAGTGGCAAGCTTTTTAATCATATTCTCTACTGTTTCGCAATTTCCTGCGCCCTGTGAGCAGCTATCACAATATTCACCACATTCAATCTCTCGTTTTTCGTTATATGTGACACTACCATTTTCCCATTCTGTTAATCTTTCCATCTACTTCACCTCTTCCAATTGACTTTCTACGGTGTTTACAAGTAACAACATTGATTCAATAACTTTATCTGTTAATGACATTCTGTTTTTGTTATTCGCAAAATACTTAACGTGGGCCATTGCTTCCTCGATTTTTTCTTCACATGCAACTATTTCATGTGCATCATACATTTTTTTTCTTGTCACTGTTATAAGTTGCTATTCTTTCATCATGAAAATTCAACATGTTTGGAAGCGGAATATCGATTACGTTTAAATGATTCCCTCCTGACCACTTAAAGCCCTGTAATCTTGCTATTCTTAAAATTTTAGAATATTCTTCCTGCGTTTTTACGAATACGCTTTTTCCTGTTAAATCAATCATCTATTTCGCCTCACAAAAATATATTCTTTTCTTCGCGCTTTTTCGCGCATTCTTCGCAAATAAAAATTGCTTTCGGATGTCTAAAACAGCTATCATTAAGTATCAGATAATCCGGTTTATACACTGTGGTTTTCCATTTGCCACAAACATTACACTTTTTCACAGTTTCGTTTATATTCATTGCCATGTATCATTCTCCCCCTGTAATCTCATCAATACACTGATTCCATCCCTCTGCAAAGCCGGCATCAGACGTATTAGCTGGATAATCTCCATTGTCTTTCTCTGGCAAATCCATAAGTGGACACCAATCAGGCTTACCTTGACAATGTCCATCTTCACAATCAATCTTCTTCATGAGACTTGCGTCTTTATCGTCATCTGAAATTGAACAACATGCTTCAGCACCTTCATCTAATTCACAACAGAATCTACAATCTAAGCAATTCTCTGGTGCATTCATCACTAACACTGATTTACGCATTTACTTCACTTCCTCTCAGCGTCAGACTTAAAGTATTGTATCCCGGACAAGTTCTGACTCCGTTTCTGGTATCTCTTAACAATACGCAATATGGATATAACGCCATGACCTCATAAACGTGTTCCGTGGCATCCTCGCCACACTGGTCGATGTATTTGAAGCACTTTCCCGGTTTAATGAAGTACCTTGCACACACACATGCTTTTGTTCCGAATCTTACGCTTGCACTACTCATTCAACTCCACCGCCTTTCACGATTTCAATTGCTTTATCAATTGTATTTGCAATATTTTTGTAAGCATAATCTTTGTCTGCATCGCCTGTATTTGCAATTGTTAGGAAATATCTCATTTTTAATTCTTTTAACTGCTCCACAACCTTATCCACATCAAAAAGCTGTCGGCTGTTCGTCAATAACTGCACCTATTGCAAAATCCATATCCGAATTTCCAAGAGAGTCAATTATTTTGTCTGCATCAATTAAACGCATTTATTCATCCTCCCACACTCCCAACAACCGCATTCTCTCATACAGTACAGCGACAGTCTTGCGCCTGTATCCATAAAAGTCTTTAGGATTCATCGGGATATATCTTTCTCTGCTGATTTTCCTGTAACTTTTCCGGTACAAGATATTCTCAATAACCATATCTGATATCACCGTGTTTTTCGGGCAAGCTGACAAGGCAGCACTGGAAAGCAGGTATCCGTACTTTGCTGGAAAGTCTTTTAGTATCGTATTTAATTTTTCAATGTCCTCTGCCGGAATACCGTAGTCTTTCAGCTTTTTATTCCTTGTCAGCATACCGTTCTCCTTTCTAATCGTCTGGGTGGTGCTTATCGTACATGATCGCCACACATGCAAGACCAACCATTCCAAATATGGTTCCAATGGTGAATCCTAATAAGAATGTAATCATGCTTCCACCTCCTCATAGGTTTCCTTGAATATATCTGGCTTACACGGATAAAATTCACCGTATACACCGCGGATGATATAATCACCAATATTCGCCAGATGTTCGCCCTCTAGTGTCTTAATAACCAATCCACCCAGAACCTTCCAATGGTCAATATAGAAATTCTTACCTTCTGCCGACATGTACTGGTCTGTACACTGATAGTCCGTCAGAAAATCGAACATTTCTCGATGATTTGTACCAGTCCACTGTACTGCATCAATTACGACCGGCTTCTTTCTGTATTTCATTCTTCCACCTCCGAATCTTCTGGCATCTGAAAGATAGCAAATCCATCTGTTTTTTCTTTAAATTCGTGAAGATAACTTACACTGAAATTCAACATGATTTGATATTCACTATAAGCTTCCTGAATCATATCCAGTACTTTCATGGCTTTTGCTTTATCCGAATATTCTCCTAGCAGATAACTACATCCGGTTATGTATGATGTTATAATTGTTTTTATAGGTCCTTCCGCAATTTCAGTGCCTGCCATAGAATTGAGATCAATCAATACTTCTCTATTCTGACTTCTGATTAACATTTTGCGTCCTCCTTGTCTTTCTCACAGAATCCCCTGTGTTCATGCACTGAACACTTAATTACAGCATTACTGTATTTCATGTATGCGAGTTTTTCTCCTGTCAATTCGCATTTGTGTTTTCTTGCATTCAGATACTTACAAGTTCCGTCACAGTAGCTCATTTTTTGTCCTCCTCTTATCTGCCAAATTCAATATTGTTGTCTGAATAGAATTTGTAAGCATCCACTCTGATTTTCTTAACTTTACTCATGATAATTTCTTTCGCTTTACTGACAGCTTCGTCAAAATCTTCTGTTTCAAGATCGTAGTTGTCAATGTTCAGTGTGCTGCTACTAAGAAACAGCGAATCTCCACAACCAACATATTTGTGAATAACGATTCCCAGAGAATTGCTTTTTAAAGAGAAAATACTTCCGGTTTTAAGTTCTTTGTTGTATTTTGCATTACTTTTGAATTTCATTTTGCGTCCTCCTTGTTTACTCTTTTATTCCATATTTCAACAGCTTCCTTCCAATCCCATGTGTCTGTGCAAAATGTTAATCCGCATTCACAGTGAATGGCTATTGGATTTCCCCCGCTGTCAGGATCGTAAAAAGACGGTGCCCAGTCTCTGTCTGGAATGTATACATTTTTCTCTGTATCTATCTCTTTTCCGCAAAACGGACAAGGTTTTAATTTCTCCATTTTCATTCTCACTTTCCCCATGTAAGCAACTGACACGCTATTGTGCAGTCCTCCATGATTTCTGTATTATTTATGTATCAATTCACCATTCTAATTTTGATACAACCTCGGTTTACCGAGGATTCGTTATTCCTTTCTGTAACTGTCTAAAATTTCCATTATTTTTTCTGCGTAATCCGCCATTTCGAGAATGTCTTCATCTCTAAGATGTCTCAGTCCAGGTACGTTCCTGAACTGGTCAAGTTTATATATTGCATTTTTTATCTTCACGAACTTCTCTGCCAACTCTGTTTCTTTCTTGGCGTTATTGTCATATTCGTAGAATATTTCGTATTTATCATGTTCTCCGAACTGGTCTGTCTCGATTTTGGTTCTCTTTGTGGTGATTTTTACAATCGTCGCCGGATAAATACGTCTGTGTCGGAAGCTGGTTCCCCACCCACATTTTACTTCCCTGGCGATTCCAACGGTATCTCCTACCTTTAAATCGTCTCTGCTGATTTCTTTTAACTTAATTTTCATTTCTCGTCCTACTTTCATTTAACCAAACGCTACCTGTCCGTTATTCTGCATATAAATCATCGGTGCGGCTTTACGCTCTCCGACTTTTAGATACGGGCAATTAGCTTTCACAAGTGCTTCTGCCATAACCGGCACAACGCTGTTCACGATTTAAACTTTACTGCTTTAAACGCAGTTGTTTGAGATATTCCCAAAGTCTCACCTATTTTTGAAAACGACATTCCTGTATTCCGAAGTTGTTTTGCTTTCTCTGAGTATTGTTTAGGATAATTGCTGTATATTTTAAGCCCTGTATTTATTGCATGTCTCAAATTTTGGCTTCTAGTTACTATCTCTAAATTTTCCAGTCTATTATCCTGCTTGTTTCCGTTCTTATGATTTATGTCCATTTTATCTGGTATTTTATCAACGAAAAGTTCCCACATTGCTCTGTGTGCAAGCATCAAATACTGTTTCCCATCTTTCCATACAACTATTCCTAAGTATCCAGATTTTAGTCTTACTTCCATTCGTTTCGGCTTTATGGGAATTATTTTAAAAGGGTCATTTGTTTTATTTGCTATTTTCCAAAATTCCCCGTTTTTTTCTACGTAAATTACGCCTTGTTCTACTTGCTCTCTGATTGCATCTATTGCTTTCATCCTTTCTCCTCATACTCTCCGAATCCAAATTCCTTGTTAATATCAAAAGAATCAAATTCGATCTGTAATCCCATTTCTTCCTTAATTTCCTTATATGCTGCTTCAACGCCGACTTCCTCAACATATCTTTCAGCTTCGGTAATCTTATCAATGAAATTCTGGTTTGCTTTCTTGAATCCCCATGCTTTCTTGATTGCAATAACAGAAATTAAAATATTTGCCACAGCAATATAATCTTCTGCTTTCCACATCTTTTCCTGAAATTCTTTAACGGTCTGTTCTCTAATTTCCTGTTCTTTTGAATCCAAATACGTTTTAAGAGATTCGATTCTTACGCCAGTTTGCCTGGAAGCCTGCTCCATTGTAAAACCAGTTATGTTAAGTGGCGCCGGGATTAAGCTTCTTTGATTTTTTGGCCTTTTAATCTTCAACTTTCCCATCCGACAGCCCTCCTTATCTTCTGAGTCAGAATGTCAAATTCCATCAGCATCCTGCGATCATTCTTGTTTGAGTATGCGATTGTTTGTTGCCCATCATATATGACCGCATATCTTCCGTTAATGTCATATGCCCCACTGATTGCCTGCGATATCTGACTCCTTGTTTTTCCTGTCAATTCTGATATTTCAGCAAGCGTCAGCTCCCCGATATACTTTGAACCGTCGTATACGTCATACAGTTTCATGTTTCTTTACTCCTATCAGTTCGTATGTCCTGTGCGAACCAGTTCCGTGAAATACGATCAATCCATCGTCCTCAAACTGTCTTAGATGCCTTTGAACGGCACTCATACTGATATCTAGTTCCTCAGATATCTTCTTGGTTGTTGGAGTCCCTTTGTGAGACATTGCGTATTTACGGATGAAATAATAAATATCCTTACGGTTCTGCATCCATTGCATGTGTTTTTGATGCCTCAATGCGTCCATATTCACGATTCCTTTTCATATGTTTTTTCATCAATCAAATTCTGGAACTTTTCAAAAGCCCGGATTGATACTTTGTTGCCTTGCTTCTCTGGTTTCAGCGAAACTTGCAAGTGCGTGTCTATGATGTGCGACAGTTCTCTGGCGAGGGATTTCTTGCCCTGCTGTACACCTTGCATATATGTCTTTGGCGGTTTATACTGTCCTGTTACTTGCTTTCCTGTCGACTGCCCACCTGCTGTGATGTTATACATCTGAAAACCTTTGTCAGCAAAAGATTTGATCGTTTCAATTTCTTTCTGGTCGAGTTCACTTTTTTTGCACGTCATATATGTAAGCTTCCATCCAGTGGGGTTACTTTCACTGTAAAATTTATGTTTTTTAAGGCTTAACGCTATGTGATCGTATTCTCCTAAATGGCTCGCGCATCTCTCACAAAGGCTAACTGCCTGCCCTACGTAGCTTCTTCTTATTCCTGCTTCATCTGTTCTGTAAAAAGCATATATGCCGCTTGAATATGGAATAGCCGGGCATATTTCTTTTATTTTTTTCTCACGTTGACTTTTCATCATATAAATTTGTCTGTAATTTATTTTTTTCATTATTAAAAACTTATCACCTCGATTCATTCTTTGGTGTATTTTTGATACCACTATGACACCACTATGATACCACTTCAACACCTATATTGCAAGATAAAATGGTATCACTTTGGTATCACTTTGGCATCTAATTGACACCGATAGACAAAAATGCTACAATGTTCTAAAAACAAGGGAGGGATTTCATATGGCTAGCAATTCTGATAAGACCAGAACTAATATCACGTTCCCGATACAGCTCAAAGAACAACTTGAGCAGATTGCCAAGCAGGAGAACAGAAGTTTCAATAATCTGGTTATTACCATTCTCCAAGATTTTGTAAAAAGTGCCGATAAATAGTCGGTGCTTTTTAATTTTCCCTGTATGGTTCCGGGATTTCCATTTCCTGTCTGTTGTGTGTGCTGTTCCTCCCTTGCTTATGAAGTTGTGTTATTTTCTTTGTTATCCTCAATAGCTTTTCCAATACAAGCCATGACTGGCACAAAATCAAGCAAACATTCTCTTTCTACTGTTTTCGTTCCGCCTTTGTTGTGCCAACGTCCAACAATGTACAGACTTGCATTTGCAGTCAGAATATCTGTTTTCATATCCCAATAGTTGATGTGGATTTCATATGCGCACCCCGGACTAATTGGATACACATAAATCCCTAATGTTTTCTCTTTCCAATTTTCAAATTTTTCCATAATTATCTCCTTTCAAAACGGGCATAAATTCAAATCAACATCCAGTCCCGGTCTTGCAATCTGCACCAGAACATCATCCCCGGCAACGTCCTGTATCTCCTTCTTCATCACTTCTGGATTTCCCCATCCCTCTGACAGGTGGCATAGCGTTATTGTTCTGAGTGAAGCGGTCTTGTTCACTCGGATAATCTCTTTTACAGTAGATAAGCTGCTGTGCCCCCGGACGGAGTGTTCAAACTTAAACGAATCTTGTTCCGGTGATTCGTCCAGATGATTGCATTCTATAAGGAAGTGATTTATTCTCATGTTCTTGAATGTGAACGGCAAATATGAGAAGTCTGTCGCATATATCAGTCGTCCACATTCTTCATGAGATATCAGGTACGCGAAGTTTTGTGTCTTGTCGTGTGGGACGTAGAACGGTGTTATCCGGAACGAACCTATGTCCTTTGGCTTCTTTTCTGGCAATCCGATCATCAGCTCACCAGAGATTGCGTTTACACTCTCAACTGTCTCGTCATTAGTATAAATCTGAATACCGGACTGCATAAGATTCTGGAACGATTTCAGGTGATCCCCATGTCCATGGGTCAGCAGACAGCCAGAAACATCCGATATTCTGTAAGAGATTCCTTTTAAAATCTCTGAATACTTGCATCCACAATCCAAAAGCAAGATTTCGCCGGATTCGGTCTTGAGCGTATAGCAGTTTCCCGGCTGACTGCCTGTATTGATTACTCGCACGAACATTTCGTCACCTCACTTTTAATATTTAAAGTCCAAATTGCTTATGAAATTCACAATTTTCCCATCTTCGATCACGACAAATTCTGTAACAAGTTCACGAACCTGACTAAGACTAGATTCTACATATTCATGTTTCTTATCGTCGTATTTTCTGAACCATCTTTCTACGCTATCGCCAAAAGAAGTATTCTTCATTACAAAATACGGTGTATCTTCCGCCAATAACTCTATTGCGCTAGCAATCTCTTCGAATCTTTCAATGATGTGCTCCCTTTCCAACACCGCGACATTATCCTCAATGTCTCTGCAATAATTATTGTTTTGCTTAACAAAGTCTCTTATTGCATTTGCCACACAGCTCTTATCTTTTGTGAAGAAAACATGCCCGACAGAAATTTCCCAGCAAATCCTGTCTGCTGTATTGTCGCAATTATTGATTTCATTGCTTATTTCGTGCCAAAGAGAAGCATCAAAAATGATATTTCTCTTAAATCCATGGCTTATCAATTTGCGTGGTGGAATATATTTTTCTGTCAAAACATCCCATATAGCAGGTGCGAACAGCCATGAATTTCTGAACTCTTTAATAACCTTTCCTTTGTAATCCCTATCAATTCCATATAAACTGCTATGGCTCATTTTCTATACCTCATAATCCTCCGGAAATCTAAATATAATATTTGCAGGTTCAAACTTTACTTCTTGATTACCTTGATAAACTTTGATAATTCCAAATCCTTTTGTTACAGCGATTTTTTCTAATTCTTCTACACTTTCGCTTGAAATATCTATATTCAGCCCATAGAACGCTCCTGTGTATGCGTTATTAAGCATTTTCAAAGCTTTTTTCGCAATTCTCTTTTGTGGAATAACTTGCCATCAAATACGGGATTTTCTTCGTTCCGCCCGAAAATTCCGCCAGTATGTAATTTTCCAAAACAATCAATGTTGTCATTTCATATGGGAGATTGACCGTTCCATCCTGGGATATAATCCTCATAGTTCTCACCCCGTTTCTCGAAATAGTCTTTCACTGACTCATAGTACGGGCAGTTTCTCACACCGCCCGATACAAGCCATATATTTTCCAAACTTTCCAGAATCGCACCGATCAAAATTGATGCAGTCGAAGTACATCATGTTCGATCATCTCCGAAGAATAATTCTCTCATGTCAACCGGTTCGTATTTCTTATGCAATAACTTCTTATTCTGTCTCGCCCCGTGTGGGTCATTACACATGAAGCTTCTGCATATCTCCGGTCTGACCGTATAAATCTCGCATTTATTATTCCTTTTTGAGTCATTCAAAAAACGGACAGGTCAGGTCAAGTCCAAGATTCTTGACTGGATAATTGTGTTGCTGTTCCTTTATATGATTCTTTTTGATGTACCGTCTGATTTCTTTTATCTCTTTACTGGAAACTGGGAGCAGGGTGGAACAGCAAGCACCGCACCCTACACATTTTCCATTCTCCGTGTAGTCATAAATACCATTCTCCATATTTTTGAACGCTTCTGCTAATGTTCCTACCATATTAATGTAGCTTCCCTTCTACATTTCCTCCTGTTTCATAAAATCTGGAATGCTCGGCTCCTGTCCTGCTGCCGAAACTGGTTCTTTCTCGGCAGTCTTTACGACTTCTGCGACTGTTGGCTGTTTGGGCTGTTCTTCAATTGCCGCTGGCTCATCTGGGATAAATTCTTCTGCATTTGCGTTCTGTTCGATTTCTTCCTGCACTTCTCTGTATGTGGCATCCATCATGTTGTATTCGTAAGCCTGCACTGGATTGTCCCATCTCTTAGGAATAGACTTCATAATGTTGTTTCGCATCTTACGAATAATCATTGATTCTCTGGACTGCGTTTCGTAATAAGACGGTGAAATATACGGTCTTAATTCCTTACAATCAATGATTGCTTCCAGTTCTCCAATGTCAGCGACCTTTTTCATAATTTCTTTTTTCTTTGCTTCAATCTGGGCTTTCTGTGCATCCGTAGCTTTATATATATCTGCACAAATTCCAAAAGTTTTATTCTGGAGATTATTCTTGATGTGCGCTGCAAGATTCTTCAGCACATCTGCTCTTTCACAAGAAAGATATTCAATATGTCCGTCCTTGTACTGAATTGGATATACGATACGAACTACTTTGCCTACGCCAGATTCTTCCCATTCTGGTGGTGTAATTTCCACGCCCTTATGTCTCGGCGGTGTATATTTGTCGCCCTCTCTAACTTTCCAGTACGGGAATACTTTAGCCACATTGACACCATACCTACTTACAAGAGCGTCATTCCCATCGCCCTCAATCGCAAATTCGATTTTCTTCTCCCACTGTGCCGGTTTTCCTTTTCCTGCCACATTTACGTTTCTAATCTGGAAATAGCACTCTCTCGGCTGTGCATTTGCGTTCAGCTTCAATGCTGCTACTTTCTGCATAACAGACTTTAAGTTTGATGCGTTCACCGATTTCATATCAGTTCCGCTTTCATGAATCATCTGATAAATAGCTGCCATTGCTGACACTACGCATTCTTTTGAATAAGAGTCGAACTCCATTCCTCTTGTTTCCAAATCTTCCTTCATCAGGTCTACATAACTGTTTGTCCATACCGAAAGAGTGGTGTTAAATGTTTTTGTTTCTGCCATAACAATTCTCCTTTTCTATTAATCACAATAAGTTCTATTACAAAATGGACATCCTGTAATTAATTCCTTTGATGCTCTCTCAACAGAAATTCCATTCCACTCTTTTCCGCTTCTTGTTCGTCCTTTTTCAGAATAGATATTCTGTCCGCAACTGAAACATTTTCCGCTCTGTGGCGCAAAATGCGGATAACCTTTTTCGGCACAATATTTTTCCTGCACTTTTGTTGCTCTTGAAATGTCATAAGTTTCTGCCATTTTTATTCTCCTTTTCTGATAATTATTAAACTTCCGTTACTGTCATATCCCCCTCGGCAACTTTCAAGAATATCAACTGTGCATCTGCCTTAATACCTGCCAGACTGCTGTTGTCAAGTTCTGCTGCGCAGTCTACGAATATCGGATAACTCATGCCGTAAAACTTCTGCAAACCATCCATAATGGCAATTTTCCCTTTCATCATGAGGGCTGTATTGGCATTCCCGATTAATTTCTTCCAGTTACCGTCCTTGTCCTGTACGTACCAGATGCAAGCATCTACGACTTCGCCGTTCTTCTGTGTATCAAACAGCTTCACTTTAACTCCGTCAAAATACTGGTTTACTGCATCTTCAAGGGCTGTATTCTTCGCCATGCTCAGGGATTTCAGTTCATACAGAATCATCTGTGCGTCAGCCTTGCTCTGTGCGTACTGTTTCTGGCTTTCCTGAAGCTTCTCGATCTGTTCGTCAATTCGGACGTTGTTGTTTGCTTCTCCGATTTTTTGATTAACTGCTGCCAGTTCCTGCTTCTTACCGTATAACTGCTCTGAAAGCTGCTTCTTTGCTTCTTCGCCATCGTCCAGAGAATTAAGTTCCTGCTCTTTCTCTTTGATTGTTGTAAGAATCTGCTGATATTCAGCATTTTCTGAAAAGTCTGGTTTTTCTGGTATAGATTCCATATTCTTGTTTTCTACATTCAAAGAAGCTATGATCTGCTCTAATTCATCTGTCAACTTGGAAATCTCAGATGTGAGAATTTCTTCCTGTTTATGTGCTTCTTTCATTCCGGCAGACGTTTTATTACCAGCCTGAATAACTTCATCAAGTTTACGCTTCTTGTCCTGTTCCCATTCTTCCTTAGCTTTTAACTGCTGATTGATTCTTTCCTGCTTCTTCTGCTCGAATCTGCTCTTTAACTGCTCAATCTGCTCTGATGGAAGATTCTGACCGCAAGTCGGGCAAATAGTCTCTGCATCCTTGAATGCCTCAGATTCAATATTTTCCAGAACTGTGTTGTCCCATTCTGCATCCTTGATTTTGGGATATTGTGTTCTAGCGTTCTGTAATTTTTCGAGAAGTTCTTTCTTCTGTGCTCTCAAGCTCTCCAAAACGGAAGTTTTTCTGTTTAATTCGGCTGCTTTCAGATTCCTCTCTGACTCCAACTCATTGATTTTAATTTGAATTGCAGTTTTTTTCGTTGAGACTTCTTCATATGCTTTTGACTCGAAAGAATATTTCCGAACGCCTAATCCTGGAAGTTCCTCTCTGAGCTTTTTAATACGCTCGTTTCCCGCCTGTGCAATCTGCTTTTCAAGGTCAGAAATCTGTTCCTGCAAGGCATTTTTCTGCAATTCCAGTTCTGCAACATCGGCATCAACTTTTGAATGTTCCATACCGACAATCTGGTTTGGAATGGCTTTTAACTGTTCCTCTGCCTTTTTCAGTGTTGCACTGTTCATGGCCTTAATTTCGTCTGCTTTGTAGGTTTCCAGAAGTGGTACTAACTCGGCACAATCTGGAACCGTCTTGGCAATCTCTAAATCTGATTTCCCGGCGCCGTCTGACATGGAGAACAGAATCTTTCTAGCGTCTGCATCTTTCAAGTCTGTGAAGATTTCCATATGAGACAGCATAAGGAAATTATCAAAGTCAAACCCTCGTTCTTTCAGATCAGATTTAAAATCTCTTTCGGCTTTCGGAACGCTGTTGATTTCGTATTTGTTGGATAATGCAACCTTGCCCAGCTTCCCGTCCTTTGGTTTACTTTCTGTGCGCTTCTGGAATTTCGCTACGCTTACTGGCTTTCCATCAATTACAAGGTCAATATCGACTCTTGGTAGACATTCTCTACCATCATCAGGTCTGATATCCGGGTTGCTTTTTAAGCTGTAGTCCTTGTCGCAAAACTCCCACATATGAGCGTCTGCCAGTGTGGTTTTCCCGCATCCGTTCTTCCCGGAAACGACTGTTCTGTGTCCAAACTCTATTTTCTTTTCCGACTGGCCTTTAAAGTCGGTCAATCTAATCTCTCTTACTTCGATTTTTTTCATATTACAAAATCTCCAATCTCTTTACCGATACATCCAGTTCCGTGATTCTCTCCTGTTTCTCTGAACACCATCTTTCTCGGCTCTGGAATCTTCCGAATACCTTTAACTTCTGCCCTTTCTCAAGGTTTCTAACGGTCTCAGCATTCTCATTCCAGACAAGGCATGAAATACAGTCTGATTTCTGGTGCCCGTTACGTCTCTTAGCTCTCTTAACGCTTAACAGGACTCTGGCAAGAATCCAGTTTCCTTTTTCTTCTCCCTCTTCTTTTACTACTTTCAGCGGGATAATGTTAATCACATCTCCGATCAGGTATACTTCGTTTGCATCCTTTTCTTCCGGTCTGTCAAGATAATCTATTCCCAACGCCGTGACATAATCTACTGTAAGTTTATGGTCCTTCCGGCTTCTCATTTCTCCATACACGGAAACGGTAAAATCAGTTCCTCTTTTCACCATTTCTTCTGTGGTAATTACAGGAATAACGTCGTAAATACAGTTGTCTCGGAAAATGTGCATTTCTCCGGTATACATCTTCCTGCCATTATGGTTTTCATGTGTCTGGATAAATCCCTGTGGAATATCTCCGGACAAAAGAACCTGATTTTCGCTACGCATTTTCATTTTCCGAATCGCCCTCTTTCAAAATTTTTGTCAGCATTAAGCCGAGTGTTACTACTGTTTCTCTGAGATTCTTGTTTTCGACTTTAAGTTTCTTTCTTTCTTCCTCAAGGTCGGAAATAATCTCACTTGCAAGTGTTGGTGTTTCTGTGTTCTGGATGTGTGTTTTAGACATAAAAAATGCCCTCCTAATTATTTATTTGATAAATACAGGAAGGTGTGTTATACTTGTCCTGTATTTAACTTAGCCAAATTAAGTTAGATACGTGGCTCCATGTGGTATGTCGGTACCTGTGGAGCCAAACCTTTACTCTTCTGCAATAAATTCTCCATTTACAAGTTTATAAAATGTATCAGGTTTTATCTTTGCTCCGTCTACTTTCGCAGACTTCACATCTACAATATGGTATGTTTCGTCTTCAAATTCCTTCCATTCAGCAAGTACAATAAAGCATCCAATAGACCCTTTTGCTTTGGAATTGCGTCCAATTGCCATTGCAACGCTCTCTTTTCCTTCTACGGTTGCCGCTGAACAGTCTCCGGTGTTGGTTGCCGCTGACCAGTCTCCGGTGTTGGTTGCCGCTGAACAGTCTCCGGTGTTGGTTGCCGCTGACCAGTTTCCGGTGTTGGTTGCCGCTGAACAGTCTCCGGTGTTGGTTGCCGCTGACCGGTTTCCGGTGTTGGTTGCCGCTGACCAGTTTCCGGTGTTGGTTGCCGCTGACCGGTTTCCGGTGTTGGTTGCCGCTGACCGGTTTCCGGTGTTGGTTGCCGCTGACCAGTTTCCGGTGTTGGTTGCCGCTGACCAGTCTCCGGTGTTGGTTGCCGCTGAACAGTCTCCGGTGTTGGTTGCCGCTGACCAGTTTCCGGTGTTGGTTGCCGCTGAACAGTTTCCGGTGTTGGTTGCCGCTGACCAGTTTCCGGTGTTGGTTGCCGCTGACCGG